GGTGCTTCTGGAAGTCGCTGGGAAATTCCGACAAGCACTGAGATACTAAATAATATCTATGTTAAACAAGCCGACCATACTAAAGCCGTTCATGATGCTTTAGGAATAGATGCCGAGACCACGGATGGTTATCACCTTGACCAAGATGTCCGCACAACTGCAAGTCCTACATTCAACGATTTAACATTATCTTCACCATCAAATATTTATAATCTTTCTCATGATTCGTTTACTGACTTTGTTGCTAATGAGCATATAGACCATACATCAGTCACCCTGATTGCTGGGACAGGCTTGACCGGCGGGGGTGATATTTCTGCTAATAGAACTTTTAATGTGGATGTAGGTATAGCGGATAACAAAATTCTCCAAGTTGACCAAGCCGCAGGGCTGACTGCTGGTAATCTTGTCAGGGCGACATCTTCAGGGCTTGAGAGTCGGACGGATGCTGAGATTCTGGCTCAGCTTTCGGGGAAGGCGGGTTCGGCATTTGATTGGAATGGGCAGGATTTGACTAATGTTGGCGACCTTGATGTTTCGGGCGATGTTAGTTTAGGATTAACTACTAGTTTAGACCGACGCTTAACTGATATTTACATACCCAGAAGATATGACATTACACATATTATTATGCTTGATTATCAAGATGAATTTGCAAATCTAGTGGAAAAAGGGGCTTCAGTTTCAATTTCACCAGCCCAGGATAGTGGTTCCACCAGTTATATTTTTCATGATACATCCGATTGGATACAATGGAATTCTGGAACTGATACGACAGGTGGAATAGTTATTGAGATTGATACTAGCGGCTCACCAATTACACACAAGGCAAGTGCTTATTTCCGATTAGCCTTAACTTTCAGGTGGGCTACATCTCAATATCCTACGCATATTAAAATTGAGGATTGGGATAATGATGAAGGTTCATACGCCACGGTTTTTGACCAAGATGTAACTATAACTGACCATGTTTTTTTGGGTCCCCTTTTTCAGGCGACAAGTTCAAGTTGCTGTATTTATAAACTTCGGATAACATTAACTGTTCCAAACCCATTAACATATCACCTTAGACTTCAAAGGGTAATTTTGTATCACCAAACTGCAAGTTGGGACCCTTGGCATATTCATAAAAGAGGTGATGAGATGTATGGTAACCTTGATGTTCAAGCAGAATTGCGATGTGATTCATTCCGCATAGACCAAACCCCGACGGCAGGAACTTTTACACCTGATAAATATATAGTGATTTCCTGTGATGGAACAGATTATAAAATTCCGGTAAAGGCGGTATAATATGACTGAATTAGATTTAAAAGAAACCAAAATAATTTCCAAGGCGAGATTATCAGGATTGATTATTGATTTTGAGAACAGGAGAGTGGATATTGAATATAGAATTTTAGCCATAAATGACACGGGCGGAATAAGTGAAATTAGAAGAAATACAATTACGCTTCAAGACATGGAAGCAATGATAGACCCTGATACAGGCGAAGAAATAGCTCCAGCTTCATACGAATATACAGAGTTTATGTCCGCCTTAAAGAAAGGCGTTGACCCGAAGACTTTACTGATTCAAGTTATACGAAAGAAGGGAGTAATTAAATGACCCGAAGAATAAAACTCATGGAGAGCCAGAGAGAGCTTTTGAGGCTGAAAAGGCTAATAGTGCAGGACGCCATCCGATTGGCTGAGCAGAAGCAGGCGGAGCTTCAGCGGGCGATTGAGACTGTGGCTTTTGAGTTGGGGATTGATATGGAGAAAGAACGATGGCGACTCTCGAAAGACGGGGAATATTTTGAGAAAATTGAGCCACCCCAAAAACAAAAGGTTACCCCAAAGGAAAAGAAATGATTAAAAAAATCCTTAAATTTATCTTCAACCAACTTATACAAATCTGTAAAAAATTATTAAAAACAAAATATTCCACAGATTCATATAAAGAAGAAAACCCCAAACCAAAACCTAAGCCAAAAAAGAAATACACCAAAACAATTTTTCCTTACAAAGATTTTATGGTTGGCTATGTCCCTTGGGATTTACATGGCTTTGTTATTCCTTTCAAGGATGGCTCAAGCTGGAATTTCAATCAATTTGATAATGCGGCCGAGCTTCTGGCAAAACATGGCATCAATGCTATTCGCCTCTTTGCATATTGTTTGGAAGACAAAAACTGCTTTGTGTCTTTTTTCTACCCTTTACCCAAACACAAGGGGAAATTTATTTTTAAGTATGATGGCCAGGGGATTCTTGAGTTAAACGAAGAATATACAACCGAAATACACCGTCGCCTTGATTGTTTCCATAAGAGGGGCATCAAGACGGTAATTTGCCTTGCCTCTGGAATTAAAGGTCTCCGCTACAAATGGACTATGTGGAGCCGAAATCATCTTAATTTACCCACTGATTACAAACGGTTTTTCACAAGTCAAACCATTCGGACGATTTTTAAAGACTATATCCGAGCCATGGTAAAAGAGTTTGACAATCCTCATGTTATCTGGGAAGTCGTTAATGAGCCGCAAGGTATAAACCCTGAAACCTTAGATGCTTGGTTAACCGACATCGTCAATTTCATGACTAAAGACCTCCAGCTCCCCCAAAAGCGGATTATGATTGAACATATAGACAGCTCTATCACGCTAAAATGGGTAAAGCGATGGAAGAAGGTTTTATATTCTCATCATGGAATAAATACCGCCTGGGCATTCAATCGGTATCACCTTAAGGGTTGTGAATTTCAGACATATTTCTATAAACCTTGTGGCCGGCGGATCATCTCTGACTCAGATGGAGCGCAGACCTGGGATGAGAAACTTGTCGGTCGGGGCTTGCGTGGCTGGAATTGGAACAAAGAATTCTCCCGGCCGGCTAGCTGGGATATGATGATTGGCCTCATAACTGACTATGTCGCCGGTGGTGGTGGTTGGATTATCATGTCTGCCGGAGCCTGGGCGAAGAAAACCGATGTTCCAAATATGAGCTTTTGGAAACACTGTGCCCTTGAGGGTCTTACTGAGAAAGAAACACAGAAATTTGGAGTAGATTATAAACTAAATAAGTTGCCGGAACTAAAGGCGATCAAGAGGGCGGTTGATAAAATTATGGAGGGATAAAAAAATCCCCGGGAATCCGAAGACCCCGGGGATAAAAGAAAATTTAGGGTTAAGGGATTCGAACTTGTCTAAAGTAATTCTCAATCACTTGTATCGCCATTCGAGATGGTGATAGACCTTCCCTCAGCCATCGAAATAAACTTCTGTATGAAACACCAATTAGCTCTGCCATTTCTTCGTAGGTAAGACCCAGCCTCTCTTTTAAAAACTTCAAACAATGCAAATAATAGCCCCACCTTTCCGACTCCTCTACCCAGTCTTGGGCGAAATTCACAAATTCATTGGGGAGATAAGTATAATTACCCCACCAAACTTCCTTCCCTTCTTCTTCAGCTCCTTTCACAATCCAATTACTTCCTTCCAACCAATCTCGGAAAAGCCCTAGTGTTTTAGAGGATTGACCCGGATATTTCACCAACCATTCCACAAAAAGATCAGCTGGCAATGGCCACGTAGATTGAGCTATGTTTTTCATGGCATCCAGTAAATTTTCCCGCAGGGTTTCAAGATGTATTTTTCTCATCTTATACTCTCCCTTAATCTTCAATAAAGTCCGGATACTCCCCATCTTCTACTGAAGCATCTTTCCAATAAATTTCCTGGACTTTCTGTCTGGGTAATAGAAAAACCTCTATAATCCTTTCAAACTCCAGGCTTGCCTCACGGACATAAAGAGTCCGTTCTCCATCCCAATAAATTTGGAATAGAGAGCCATCATCAAACCTTTCATTGACCAATCTTTTCATTTAAAACCTCCTATAAAAATTTCTGGCCGTCCCGACTCGGATGGCCAGGACGGCCAAGCAAATGAAAAGCCCAGCGATCGATAAAATATTGACCATTTTTAATCTATAAATCTATGCCACTGCCCACACTCGCACTGGATAATTCCCTCTATTATCTCACCTTGTTTTACTGTGTGATGATTCCTATACATAGAAAAAAATCGTCCGCAATTGGCACACTTAACCTTGAACATATCCTCCGGATGAAAACCTGCTACCTCTGGTGACCGCTGATAAATCCTTAAAGCTTCATATCTTTTCATCTTGAAACCTCCCTGAAAATTTTTCTTGGCCTGCCTCGTCAGCCTCCACCCGGCCAACGGTGGAAGGATAGCCGGGTGATTCCCGGCTATTTCGGCTTAACAATGAAGATAAAATCCGCTCAGCTCTTCTTCCATCCATTTGAATTTTTGATAGATTCCTGGAAAAAGAATTTTGAAAAGAAAAAATTTTACTTTTGTCATCTTTACCTCCTTTCTCTATTTAAGCAAAGCAGAAACAATCTGCTTCGCCTCTTCATCCGAAAACTGAAAAGATGCTTTCCCTTGCTCCACTTCAACTGAGCCAAGCTCCTTCGCCCAGGTGACCTGAAAGACTTGGACTTCCCAGTCCTTTAAGCTAATCAGCTCCTCATACCGCGGTGTAGAGGGGGGAAGCCAAAGTACTACCCGACAACCCGGCCAGCGGGTGCTGTCCAAGACGGGATCGCCATCTCGAAGTTTCCACCACCGAGCGACGATATAGCCGTCGCCAATCCGCTCGATGGCTGACTTTGGAACCCAGAACTCCTCGTCTTTCTCAGAGTAAAATAATCCACCCCAACAATCCCGAGAAGTTCCTTTGAAACGAAGAAGATATGCTTTCTCGGTTTCTCGAACCACTGAAAAAGTCCCTAAGATGATTTGTTTCTTTTCTTTCATTTTTTCTCTCCTTTCTTTTTTCTCTCTCATCTTTCTACTATTAATATAAGCCAAAATATGCCACTTGTCAAGTTTTTTATTAAATTTTTTTGAATTTTTTTTAAATTTTTTTAATTTTGCACAATACCATGTGCAATTTTATGGTTTTTTTCAATAATTATCAGGAAGGATTTTGTATTAGGATTTTGAAATTTTTTTAATTTAGAACTTGACAAATGTAGAATTTTTCCTTATATTGATATTGCAATGAGAATTTCAGGATTTCTCAAAAAGAAACCACAACCTAAAAATCTCCAGGAATTTATGTGTCTTCATCAAATTGAGACCCAGAGAGAATTGTCTCGATATTTAGGGGTATCTGAATCTTATCTCTCTTATTATTTTCGTGGTAAGCGAAAATTCGGAAAAAAGCTGGCCCTGAAGATTCATAAAAAAACTGGCATTCCCCTAGAAAATCTTCTTTTTTAGGAGGAAAAATGAAACAAAAATCCACCGATGTTTTTTATGCCACAGATACCTGCCCTTATTGTGGAAAAAGAGCTGTCTATATTGAGTCTCCTGATCCGGAATTTATCCAGGCCTTAAATTTTGGAACTATCTATCTCAAAAAACCCGCTGTGCTTCTTTCCGGTTGTGAACACTTCGACCATTTCAATGGCAAGAAATTTATATTTTCGAATCCAAGCCTTTGGGCTAAAAAATAAAATAGGAGGTTTGGCATGGCTAATGCCAATGAAAAAATCACAAAGGAAGAGGTTAAGGATGAAGCCATCGAAGTAGCAGAACAAAATGGTGGAATTATCAATATTCCGGCTGTGAAACTTGATTCACGCAAAATTCAAGAAGAAATTGAGCAACTAGAGAAAAACATTAAACTATTCAACCAAATCAAAATCCTATCCCTGAAGCTCACTAAGGAAGAAGATTGGATTGACCAGGGCGGAAACCCTTATCTTATGGACCGAGGGGCTGAGAATATCGCTATTGCCTGGGGTGTGGATATTACCGATGTTCAAGTGAAACAGGAGTGGTATGAAGATGCTAAAGGTCGTTATTTCGGTTTTATTGCGACAGGAAGGGCCTATTCAAAGAAGCTGAACCGAACAGTTGAAGACGTAGGCGTCTGCACACAGAGAGATAAGTTTTTTGCTCGGATGGGCGGAAAGCTTATTCCGGTCGAAGAAGTAGACGTTGCAAATATTCGCCGGAAAGCGGTCACCAATCTTCACAACCGCCTTATCAAGCGATTAGTTGGGCTCATGTCGGTTACTTTTGACGACCTGAAAAAAGCCGGGTTGAATGTTTCTAAAATCCAGAAGATTGAATATAGGTCTGGGAAGAAAAAGACTGAAAGAACCCTCAGTCTGCAGGCCTTAGAACTCCGGGAGAAAACCTGGAAAATGCTCATGGATTTAGCCCTTGGAGATGAGGCTCAGGCCCTTACACTTCTTGAGGAATATTCGAAAGTTACCACTACCAAAAATGGAAAAGAAAGGACCTATTACGCTAAATCGCCTGAAGATTTGAAATCTGAAAAATGGATTCAAGTTACATACGGGAAGGTCAAAGAGGCTTGGGAAGCCGAGGTAGGAACCGAACCAGAAGAAGAACAAGGGCAACCTCTTTTTGAGGAGGGTGCACAATGATAGACATCAATCTGGTTGAAGCAGTTGATGAGGTTTATCGGAGAAAGATAAAACAATATCCTCATCCAAACAATAGGGCTAGTGAAGCGGGCCATCCTTGTGTCCGGTTTTTAGTGCTTTCCCGGCTCCATCCGGAATTGAAAGAGCTTCATGATGTTTCACTCCAGCGAATATTTGAAGAAGGGAATCTCCATGAAGAAGCGGTCCTCCAGAAACTAAGAGAGGCAGGATATACTCTCGTTGAACAACAACGACCTTTTGAGTGGAAGAAATTTCAGCTCTCAGGCCATATAGATGCCAAAATCCGAATCGAGCAAAACGGAAAACCGATTCTCATTCCACTTGAAATAAAAAGCTGTTCTCCGAATGTTTTTAGAGCCATTAAAGATATATCACCTGAAGATATGTTGAAGTCGAAATATCCATGGATTCGCAAATACCCGGCCCAGATTCTTCTCTATATGCTCATGGACGGCAAAGATACAGGGATAATTATTTTCAAGAACAAGTCCACCGGTGAATTATGCCAGAAAACTTTCTACCTTACTGACGAGAATCTTGAATACGCAGAAACAATACTCCAGAAATTAGAGCTGGTAAATGAATATGTAGCCAAAAACGAATTACCACCAGTTGAGCCTTGTGAAGAGTGTAAAAGATGTGGTTTTGCCCGGACATCTTGTTTCCCGGATAAAGATTTCGGAGAAGGCTTTGACATCCTGAGTGATGAAGAGCTAGAGGCAAAACTCAACCGCTGGGGAGAGCTAAAAGAGTTAGCTAAAGAATTCCAAGAACTCGACAAGGAAATCAAAGAAGAGCTGAAGGGTAAAAACACAATTATCGGTGATTGGAAGGTTGAAACCAAAGAGTATGAGCGAACCCATTATAATATTCCCGATGAGATCAAAAAGAAATATGTTGAAAAGAGGCCATATTTTGTAGTAAAGATAGAAAGGATAGGACAATGAAATTCAGGGTTAAAAAGAAGTTTTATTGTCACAAATGTGGTGGCTGGGTAGATCACGCAATCTTTGGTGAAATGGCTGTCTGCCTGACTTGTGGGGATGAGTATCCCGTCTGGGTAAAACTCCGACAGTATCAAGTAATAAAGAAAGATGAGAGAATTTCAGGGCAATGAATCCAAGGGGAGAGGTGGATCATCCAAGGCATTCCCTAAAAACATCAACCCCCCATTTTTTAGCCTCTCCCCTATTTTGTCATTCTTTTGAGATAAATTTGTGGAGATTTATCAGATGAGTATTCGGATTAAAGGAACAAGAGAAATAATTGAGATTTACAGGATTGATTTTGAGCAAAAGCTAGATGGAAGCATAAGGCCATGCTTTGTGTTTGCCTACGATAGGCACGGCCGATTTTGTCATCTCCGGTTTGAAGATATTGAGGGGGACGAAAAGGAAATCCGGGAATTAATTGATAAATTCATGTCAGAGCAAAGAGGGGAACAATATGGCTGATTTCCGTTATATTAAATGCAAATTTTGGTCTGATCCTTATATTCTTGAGTTAGAACCAGATGAAAAATTAATTTTTATATGGCTTTTCACAAATGAACATTCAAATCAAGCCGGAATCTATCCTATCTCATTAAAGACAATCGCCTTTGAAACGGGGTGTGAATTAAATCGGGTAAAAGAGATTATCAAAAAATTTATGGAAGATGGAAAAATTAAATATGAAGAAAATATTATATGGGTAATCAATTTCTTAAAACACCAACCAAATTCTAGTTTAAAAGTAACAAAAAGAATAAAAGAAGAAATTAAATCAATTCCCAATTGTGATATAAAAAGGGAATTCATTATTTTTTACGATGACATTTTTCAAGAACTTGAAGATATAGAAAAAAATAAAATCTCTTTATCTCAAAGGGAAGTAATTGCAATAAGAGATGATTTTAAGTGTCGGTATTGTGGGAAAGAAATACTAAATCATAAAAATCTAGAAATAGATCATATTATTCCCTTATCAAAAGGCGGAAGAACAAATTATGCAAATTTAGTTTGTTGTTGTAAAAAGTGTAATCAAAAGAAATTAAACAATTTACCAGAAGAAGTTGGATTTCCTTTTGTCTCGGCTCAATCATATCATATGTTCGAAGCCTTAAAAGAATTATTAAATTTTCCTAAAAAACTAGAAAAATTTAATAAGGTATTTAATAAAAATTTAACCCTAAATCAAATTAAAAATACCCTATTCTTAAAAAAGAATGGGATATTCTTAGATGAAAATACCTTATCTAATAAAGAAAAGAAAAGAAAAGAAAAGAATAATAATAGTAGCCAAGATCAAGTAATAGGCACTAAATCTAGTAATAATAATATATATATAGATAGTGGCGTTAAATATACTACAGCTCCAAATCGTAAAAACGATTCGAAGCCATCCTCAAAGCCCCCCAAGATAACATTTAATTTTGAAACTAGAAAATGGGAAAATATTACTCCTGAAGACATTCAAGTTTGGGTTGATGCATATCCGGCCTGTAATGTAAGAGCTGAGCTCAAAAAAATGAGAGCCTGGCTTTTGGCTAATCCGGACAAAAGAAAGAAAAACTATAAACGGTTTATCATTAATTGGCTGAACCGACAACAAGACCGAGGGGGAACCGGAGGGACAAAGAAGGCTAGAAAAACAGATGTCCGGCCGTGGGAAGAAATACAGGCCGAGTTGGAAAAAGATATGATTAATAGGGGTAAGTGATGGATAAAGAAAAATTAATCTTCTCTATGATTTTTCATTACCCCCATCTATTTCCTGTATTGAGGGCAAATTATTCAGAAGACTTGTTTACTCGGAAAAGATACCACACGCTTTTTCAGAAAATGAAAGAACTCTATGAGAAGGAAGGGCGAATTGATTTGATTCAGCTTTATGACCAAAGCAAAACTTTTATTTCCGGTTCGGAGTTGGCTGAATTTATAACCTCAGATTGGGTTAAGGGAATTCCCTTGGGTTGGCAGGAAAAAGAACTTTTAAGATTGATTGAAGAGATAAAGAAAGAGAAAGCTCACCGAATGCTTATAAGCGAAATATCAGAGATAGCCAGGGGGAAGCCTATCGATTGGGAGGCCATTTCAGCAATCGTTGAAAAAGCTAAAGTTACTGAAAGGGAACGAGAAAGCGGAGATTTTGAGATAGCATTTGAAAAATTTGTTGAATGGATCACTTTAGGGAGTGGCGCTGGGATAACTATCGGTTTTCCTTCTCTCGACCACTGGGTTCATAGTTACAATTACGGAGAACTTCTTTCGATTCTTGGACGACCTACGGCCGGTAAAACTTTTTTCGCCCTTCATATAACCCAGCACCTAGTAAATACAATGGACATACCCATTGGGTTTTTTAGCCTTGAGATGACAAAAGAGGCTTTAGTGATGCGGATGGTCCAAAGCTGGTATGGGATGAGTTTTCAGGAGGTGCGGTCAAGGATGATTAAGGGTGAGCTGGTGACAGAAGATTTTGTAAACCATCATGCCGGCAACCTTAAAATTTACGAGAAGCCTTACTCGGTGGATGATATTAATCAGATTGTCAAAGAAGATGATTTAAGAATTATTTTAATTGATTATTTAAATATCATTAAAACCGACCAGCCGGGAAGCCTTTATGAAAAGACGACCCGCAAGATGCTAGATCTTAAAAATCTGGCGAAAGAAAGAGAAATCTTTCTAATTCTTTTAGTCCAGCTTTCTCGGGCGGTGGCCGAATATGAAGCGGTGCGATTGGATTCAGCCCGGGATTCCGGAGCAATTGAGGAGAATTCAGACTTTATGATTGGCATATCGAATCCATACGAACATCCAAGCCACCCGGGTGAGTGGGAAGGCTTTAGGTATGTTCGACTAATAAAAAATAAGCGTGGCCGGACTGGGGGGATAAAAGTCAGGTTTGACTCTGAGACCGGGAAGATGATGGAAGTTGAGGAAAGCGATGGCTCAATCCCGGAGAACCAACCCAAAAAGCCGGCTGGGCTAAATTGGGGGTAAATATGAATTATGTCTTGAATATTCTTGAGGCATCAAAAAGGCAATACCGAGAATCCATAAAGAAACCCTGGCCTGAGAAAGACCGGGAAATTATTGAAAAACACGCCAAAATAATTATAGCCCAGATTGACCGGGCTATAGAGATTTTAAAGGGGGAACAATGTGGTATGTAATTGTCGGGTTTTTTATGTTTTGGTTTGGGTTTTGGACGGCCTGTCTTTTTGTGGCTGGAAGGGAAGGGAATAAAAATGATTAAATGTGCCTGTAATACCAAAGATTGTAAAATTGGGATTTATTTTGACCAAGACCACTTATGGTTTGTGGATAAAAATGGAAAAGAAACCCTGATGTATTTAGACCCCAATACTATTGTTGAGCTCATTAAAAAACTGAAAGAGGTATTGGTTAGTATGGTCGACAAAGAAACTTGGCCGAGTTTTTATTAAGGGGGCTACCAATGCTTAAAGACCCATTGGAACAAAAATTCTTTGAATACGAAAGGGAACAAGAAAGACAGAGACTTATAGAGAGGATGGGAAAAGTGGAAGAACAATTGGGGCTCTGCGAACAAGGTAAGTGTCCGGAAGCCGGAGTCAGTCAGGATGAGTGTTTATTGAATCCGGATGTGGGGTGTCTCTGTCCACCAGATGAGCAAGGGCGTCTATTTTGTGAATACCTAAAACAAGAGCTATCTCACCTGGAAGACGCCCTGGCTATTTTGTGAGAGGAGGAAAGATGAGTGAAGAGAAAGAAAACAAACTGAAAGAAGGAAGAATCATTTTTCTCAATGGGAGAATTGATGAAAAAAAGGCAAAAGAGATAAACGAAAAGCTTTTGCTTTTAGAATGGGAGAGTCCAATTCAAGACATCTATTTTTACATTGATTCATATGGGGGATATGTGGATTCAACCTTCAGTATTATAGATGTCATGAATCTTATAAGTTGTGATGTCCGAACTATCTGTATAGGAAAGGCGATGTCTGGAGCGGCAATGGTCTTGTCGGCTGGGACAAAAGGGAAGAGATTTATAACCCCAAACTCAAGGGTAATGATTCATCAGGTGTGGTCATTTAGTTTTGGAAGTGCATCAGAAATTGAAATTGAAGCCAAAGAGATTAAACGCCTACAACAGAAGGTGGAAACTTTATTAGCAAAAACAACAGGTCAAAAGCTGAGCCAAATTAGGAAAGACCTAACATATTTGAGATATATGACCGCAAAAGAAGCAGTTGATTATGGATTGGTAGATGCAATTATAAATAGGCGGGAGAGGCCCAAATGAGCACAAAACGTGATAAAGGTCTAGGGTTCCAACGCTGGATTCAAAAGTGGCTGGAAGAGCGAGGTTGGATTGTTCATAACGAAACACCATCAGCGAAACCGATTTATACAAAAAAGGGCATGGTTTGGGTCAGCCGGAAAACCGATATTTTCAATTGTGTTGACCTAATAGCAAAGAAAGACTACCGCACCCTATGGATACAGGCGACATTGGATTCAAGTATAGGCCGGAAAGTGGAGAAACTGAAAAATATCCCCTGGGCACCGGGCGATGAGGTGTTTATATTTCAGAAAATCAATCGCACAGAAATAGTTGTGAAACGATATTCTCCGTTTCGGCAAGTGGCTGAAGAAGTAGGAAGGATTCGCAATAGAGTTTTTTACCCGAAAGAAGGGAGGTTTGAGTTATGAAAAAGGGTAATATTTATCAAGAAGCAATTAAAAAGTGGGGTATTAACTTTCAGCTTGATGTTCTTGTGGAAGAATGTGGTGAATTAATTCATTCGGTAATGAAATTTCGGCGGGAAAAAAGCTTGGGAAATTTTATTCATTTTGTTGAAGAAATTGTGGATGTTGAAATTATGATTAACCAGATTAAAACAATGCTCTCGACAAGTGTGTATGAGGAAATCAAGAAAGAAAAAATAAATCGGTTAAAAGAGCTATTAAAAAACAAGAGGAAAGAGAAAGGGGAAGACAATGAATAAACAAGGCAGGCTAATAACTTGGGTGGTTGTCGGTGTTTTTGTTGGAATTATCCTTGGGATAATCATAGGTTATTCAGTCAGCCAGAAGCAGATTTGGTTCTGGGGAATAAAGGAAAAGCAAAAAGAAATAGAGCTGACGATCCGGCGGATTAAATTGGAAGAAGAAAAACTTGACGCACTGCTCCGGGCAATAAAGACCTACGACCGTGAAATCTGCCGGCTGATTGAGGATTTGCGAATGAGACCGAGTGAGGAGGATTAGGATGGGATTAAAACAAGAAATGTTTTGGATTTTAACCTGTGATGAATGTGGAGAATCTTTGGGGGATGAAGTAGTTTCAGAATTTTGTGAAAAAGAAGCTGAAGATTTAGCTTGGATAGCGGTAAACGAATATGATTGGGTTTGCAAAGGCAAAAAATGGTATTGTCCGAAATATCAGGAGAAATTGGGAATTGAAGCAAACGAGGAGAATTAGAAATGATTAAGAAAAAATCAATTTCCGGATCATGGCTGGCTTTTTGGTTATCGATGATTTTGATTGTAATGTTCCTTGTGGTTATGTTTCTGATCATGATTAAGGGGTAAACTATGAATAAAATAAACAAAATAATCAATTTCTTTCATAAACACAGAATTATAGATAGTCATATAGGGATATGGAAAATTCATCTCTGGCTGTATGTTTTTGCGACTTATTACAGTTTAAACATATTTGGGGTTATATTTTCAATTTACAAACGAACTATTTTAGACTTTTCTGTGAGGTTTAACCCCAACAAAATACCAAGATTATTTTCTTTTAAATTTAAGATCTTTGGTATAGGGATTGATACCGATAAAAGACATCATGAAGAAGTCCGCAAAAAAGTGGATGAATACTTCAAGAAAAAAGACCAAGCATTAAAGGAATTCAAAGATAATCTCAGCGAAGCACAAAGAAAACTTATACAAGAGTATGAATATTTAAGGTGGGGATAGACTATGAACAAAACCAAAATTGAATGGACCGACATCTTTAATGGAAACCGGGGATATATAGCTGGTTATATAGCAGGAATGACTGACGGGGACGGAACATTTAAAATGCCGACTTATAAAAACACATATAGAGAAAACCAATGGTATTGGAGGATTGCGGTTAAAGATAAGGCAATCCTAAAAAGAGTTCGACAATACCTTAGACGGCTAGGAATTAGGTTAAATATAAGGCCATTTTATGGGGATATATATAAAATTGAAACCCGTAAAGCTAATATATTGATAAGAATTAAAAAAATCACAACCCCCTCAGAAATAAACAAGGATTTCAAAAGAGGTTATCTAGCTGGTATTTTTGATGCAGAAGGGAATTGGCACAGATCAAACCTAAGAATTTATAATTCAAACCAAGAGATTAGAAACAGAATAATAACCTATGCAAATGATTTTGGGTTTAGATTTATTGAAGAAATATACCCATCACAAAAAGTAAACGGCGTTAGATTAAAAGGAGATAGATTTGACCAGGCTAAATTTTTATGTGTGATCAAATCGGTTAAATCAAAATGGTATTTAAGACATATTTTTTGGGATGAGCATTAATATGTTAATAATCCAGGAATTTCCAAAAGGGAGTTAACCATGCCTCTTAAATTCAGATTTAATAATTTGGTATTAAAAGGATTGGGTTGGAAATATATTGAGTGTGCATTGTTGCCTACAATTGTCTTTACAGTCGATACAATTGAAAATTGTAGCTTTATTACATTTGGTTTTCTTTTTTGGTCAATAGAAATTGTGTTCGAGAAAAATATGGGGGGCTAACCATGAAAGAAGTATTTCGCTCTATCCATGAAATAGAAAAAACTTATTTTCCCAGGTGGTATAAACGCAAACAGAGAGAAAAAGAACTACCACCTGGTGCTTTTGGTGAGAAGCTGGCGAATGAGCTATTAGCTAGGCTAAAGAGAGAGCTTAGAAAAATTAATCAAGAGGGGTAATCATGTGCCTTGAAAGACTGGCTGATTTTAAAGTGCCCGACCCTGGGGTTGGGTGGAAGGTGTTTTTTGCAGATAAAGATGAACCTCATATTAGTGGGTTTTTTACATGTGAATATTCGGTTTTCTATGAATGGTTACCAGAAAATTGGTATAGGATAGACAATATAGAAACTTTACTTGCTTACGGTAGAGATGAAATTTCAATACAACAATATCTTATAGGCTTTCATGTATTTCTCAATAAAGATGATGCGGAAGGTTTTTGGGAATCTTATGAAAATACTTTTATTCTTCCCGTCCGTTTCCGCTATATAGTCGCTACCGGCTATCAGGATGACAAGAAAGTAGAGGTGGCCAAAGAAATGATGATTCTTGCGGAGGAGGATTTATGAAAGGTTATAAAGTAGTTTTTGAAGAAAAGGGCAAATTAATTAGTGCTTTAGCTCGAGGTAAAGCTCAGGTTATTTATGAGCCGAATAAATGGGCAAGCGCACCAAAATGGTTAACCCAACAAGGTTACCATTTAACGTTTTTTAGAGATTTAGGCTCAGCAAAATATTTTTTGGAGAAGTGGGATTATTTTTATGACAAATTGCAGATCTGGGAATGTAAAATCAGCACAATTACTCAACTTCCTCCATTTTGTGATGGTTACCAAATACGCTTAGGGCGCTTGATAGAGGAATTGTTACCGACCTGGCAATATGGAACATGTATGGCTAAGCAAATTAAACTAATCAAGAAAGTATGGCCAGAGGAGTAGCCATGAGGTCATTTGATTATTATTTGAATTACAAAGGGCTGTATTGTATGGGGGGACGGCTTTTCTTTTTCTTTGATTTCTTGCCGATTATTATACCAAAGCCAACTGTGTTTTTTCCTGTTTACGGTCTCTTTTATTCTAAGCGACCTAGATACTTGAAGTTTATCCGAATAATTGCCTTTTTGTATCTCTTGTTTATTGCTCCCATCGTAGAGACATTTAAGTTTATTCTTTTTGTTTTGGAGAAGAGGAAACAATGACTTATAAACTAACACCCGAACACGCAAAGCTCTGGCTTCCTGTAGTTAGGGAGCTGAGGGGATATTATGAAAGGAAGAGGAAACAAGCTTTTTATTTTAATGTTCTTAATATTATTCCATCTGGATATCTTTGTTCGGTGGCAATGACCATTCAAAAAAACCCATTTAAAGCCTGTGATTATTGTTTGTGGAAAATTTTTGAGGGAAATAAATGTCCAACCTTTTTGCCTTCAATTTGGGATATTATTCCATCTTCTGTTTGTAAGGAATTAATAGAAAACCACATTTCCCGACTCAAGCGGTGGGAGCGGAGATTGGAGGAGATTATAAGGGGGAGAAGTGAATAAAAAACCACTTTCTAAATGCTGTAATGCTTTAGCCTTCCCTGATTTATCAAAAGATAAAATTGAGTATCTTCATGTAATTGGTGATAGTTATCAACCATCGGCTGTTTTAGTCCATCCATATATTTGTTCTAAATGTGGAAAAGAATGTGAAGTTAGATGGGTAAGAGAGAAGAAAGATGAGTGATTTTACAGATGAAATGATTAAAGAGATGGCTAGAAAAGCAATAAAAGAGCAAAAAGCTTTTGAATATATGGTATTTTGGCTCATGACGCCTAATGGTTGGCAGAAGAAAGCTAGGAAATATTTATTAGAAACTCTAAAAAATCAAAAAGGAATGAACAATGAAGACCGAAGCGATGAACATTGAAGAACAAAGAAAAATCAAAAAAGAGAAAGCAGAGAGAAAAGCAAAAAGAATTGAGACTAGAGCTAAAAGACTGTTGAAAGAAGCACAAAGGATTGAAGAATCTTGGCCAAAGGATGTTATCCATGACATCGCTTTTATCACTCAACCGGGGCATATTCCAATGAGAGCTAGGATTATCAGGCAACAAGAAAAAGTTTTTGCTCTACGGGAAGAAGCTAAAAAACTATTTGAGAAAGCCGAGAACATCCGGATTTACGGAAGCAGGGTTAAAGGCGACGCCGAGAGAGCAAGAGAAGAAAAGAGAGAGAAATTAGATCGAGAGGTTCAAGTTGGCTCTAGAGTTTTTTGCCCTCTTTATGGATGGGGAGAGGTTCTGAAAATTTTCAAGAAAAGCTATCGAGTTAAATTTGATAGAGGCTTTGTTCTTACCGTGGATAAAGTGCTTTTTGAGTTAAAAAAGGAGGAATAATATGGCCAATGAATCTCAGGTTTTTTATATTGAGACCCTCATTGATTCGGGCAATCGTCAGCGGAGTTTTTTGATTTGTGCTAACGATGAAGATGAGGCTCTTGAGAAGTTAAGGAAAGAATATGGAGAAGTATTTTATCGGAATATTGATTTTACGGTTTATTTGGGAAATTGGGAAAAGGTAAGAGAAAAGCTAGATGAGGGCAAAATAGTAGAGGTTTTTTAGTTGAAATAAGGGGGAAATAATGAAAAATAAACATTATTTAATCTTAGAAAAGAAAGAACATGATTTATATTGCGCCAATTATACAGATAAGGATTTAGCAGAAGAAAAGCTAATTTTCTTTCTAGCTAGAGGAAGCGATGAGGCAAAGATTATTATTGAAGAATATTTTAATATGCCAATTGAAGAGGCTCAAAAAAAATATAATTTATCATGTGTTCGCATAATTGATAGATGGTTTTTCTTTGCTTTCCAGCTAGAAAAAGAGTATCCAGTAATATTTTCTTTTCCGAAAGAAAAATGAATATCAAAAACAATCTTTGGCAATACAGACAGAACCGGCCAATTCTTATTGCTAGGGATTTAGAACAATATGGCGTGCCTAAAGAGGTAACAATGGAAATTCTCCTGAAGCGTGGGGTTTTTAAATGGCTGGCGGTCAGGCGACAATTGATTAAGCTGAAAAACAAATGGAAAGAGGAAATCCGGGAGCTAAACCGCAAGAAGACTGAAAGAGAAAAAGGATATCTAGAAGCACTAATAAAATGTCGGGAAGAAATAAGGCGACTTTGTCATTCTGAAAGGTTACAAGCGCCGGATAACGATAGACACGCCATTAGATTTATTGAAACATTCATTTTAACTTCAGAAAAAAGCAATAAGAGGCTGTGATGAAAAGCATAACAAGAAAGAAGATATTACGAGAAGTCTTCTCCCGGCTTTGGGAAACAGGGAAAAAGAAAAAAGATTTCTCTCTGATCGTAGCCCTGCTTGTGGTGCTTTGGAATACTGACTATGGTAGTGTTCTACTTGAGAAAACTCCTACTTATTTGAAACTAAAGGTAACCACCGGAGGATGGAGGGATAATGAGGAGCTTCTTTTTGCTCTTGAGAATACCCCGTTTTGGGAGAAGTTCTGGATAGGCTGGGAGCGGGGAGGAGTTTATTTTTTTGAAGTTCCCTGGGTATGGTTAGAAACACTAACAAAGAAAGGAGGTAATTCTTAATGGATGAAATAATGTTAAGGGCCTTCAAAAAAACACTTTACAGCTTTCCGGGATTTAGGGTTTCCTTTATGTGGATTATGCTATACAGAAATAAAGAGCAATCCCAAGGTGGTAGAGCTGTATCCTGGCAGAAGAAAAGAAATTATTTGTCAAGAATGTTTTAAGGGATTGCAAAGCATAGTGAGGGAAGTGAAGATAAAACCCAAAGAAAGGAGGTGACTCATGAGTCGTAAAACACTTTTGGCTGTTATTGGAGTGATAACGGCTATCCTGACATTTTTCTCTGAAGAATTCGGGCTAAATCTTGATGCTCAAGCAGTTATGGCTGGACTTTCAGTGGTGGTTCTCTATGTACTTTTTGAGGCGAAACTGGACTTCAAGCGGGTCGTAGCACAAGCGGGTCGGTTCAAAGACCCAAAATTCTGGCTGGCGTTTATTTCCGTGCTGATTAGTGCTTTGAATGAGCAGTTCGGATTGAATCTTCCTGTAGAAGCGATTATTGCAGTCCTGACCTTGATTATGGGCATCTTGTTCCGGGTGGATTTCAAGAAAGAGTCAGTGTAAGCTATAGGTCATTGTGGGATTGGGGTGGGAAAGCTTTAAGGATGGAACAATGAAGGTTAGTGAAAAAGAGTTACAAAGCTTGGAAAATTATATGATTCTCAAGGGTTATCGAGGCAGTATTGCACACGGCACTTATGATGTAAACACTACTCATGACGACAAAGATATAATGGGGGTGTTTATCCCGCCAGAGAGCACTTGTTTTGGTATAGATAACTTAGAAACTGTTGAAAGAATGTGGGAAGAGAAAATTTCCCAGAAAAAAATGATTGTCTGGGATGTGGTTTATTATAGTCTTCCTAAATACATGAATTTAATCCTTAAGCAAAATCCAAATATTTTGTGTTTACTTTGGCTGACTGACAAATATTACATAATCCGCACAGAGCTAGGAGAAAGATTAATCAAGAATAGAAACAAATTAATCTCAAAACAATGCTATCACTCCTTCTGTGGTTATGCTTATGGTCAGCTTCACCGAATGACACATCCCAATACAGGGAGAATGGGAGCCAAAAGAAAAGAACTTCTTGAAAAATTCGGCTATGACACCAAAAATGCTAGTCATTTAATACGGTTGCTCAAGATGGGGATAGAGTTGCTTTCTACCGGAGAGCTGATCGTGGAAAGACCCGATAGCCAAATGCTTTTGGAGATAAAAAGGGGAGAATGGTCGTTGGAAAGAGTCCTTAAATATTCCGAGGAGCTATTTAGCAGAATAGAAGATGCCCTGATTCACTCAAAATTACAAGAGAAGGTGGATAGGGATTTTGTAAACAAGCTTTGTATGGAAATAATGATGGATTTTTATGGCATAAAGAGGTGATGCAATGGAATCGGGATTTAAACTGGTCAAGCCAAAACAATTAAGACACCGAAAATATCCCTATGTAACAATCACAAAATCAGGAAATCTTTATCTAAATATAAACGCTATCCGGAAAATGAACCTGCTACGCCAGCGATATGTTTATATTTTTTATAACGCCGATGAGAAGATAATTGCCCTAAAACCCAGCCCAGAAGAAACGGAAGCGACTTTTGTTTTTTCGGTCAATAAGAAAAAACAAGGTGGATATATTGCGTGTAAATCATTTCTTGGTGAAATTGGATTATATCATCGCCTGCTTACATCATCACAAAAATTGCGATACCGGGCGATCTGGAGCGATAAAGACAAAATGCTTTATATTCCGCTGACCCAAGAGGGTCTAAAGAAATTTTTAAATATAGAGGCAAACCATGAGAACCCATTGGAATGAAATTAGGGAAACAAAATCAAAGCCAAAACCCCCAGGAAGGCTTTATCCTTCGGAACTTCAAATCAAGAGAAGCGAACTGGAGTTTCTAGAAAACGTGATACTTTTCGGTTATCATCCGAAATGTAAGAAATGTGCTAAGTTTAAACATGGATGTCGAGGCCAATACAACGCACCAGGATTAACTTATTTCTGGTGTGGGGATTATGAGAGGAGGAAAAAGTGAGAGGGTTTACCAGTAATATCAAATGTCCAATTTTAGGAATAAATATTTGTGCTAGAGAAAAATGTCTTGCCTGGAATAAAGAAATAAAGAAGTGCATTTTTATTCAAGCCCCACCGCAGGCACTAGAATGCTTAGAGAGGGTTATCAAAAATGAGATTGGTGTATATAATTTATATCGTCAGCATTGGGAAAGCCTAGAGAAAATAAAAGCGGGATTATTAAAATGAAAAATCCAGAGGAAAATCAGGATAACCACTCAGTTTTCAAAGCGTGCTGGGCAACAATTCTTTGGCTTAGCGGAGAATTTGATACAAGAGAAGAAGCATTAAAGTGGTTAAATAATGGGCTTCAGGAATATTTAAAACAAAAAAATAAATCTGGAGGTTAACATGGGAACAAATTACTATGCCCGGTATAACATTTGCCCGCAATGCGGGCGGTATGACGAACTGCATATTTGCAAAATTAGCTTTGGATGGAAACCGTTGTTTCAGGCTTATCGAGAAGAGGAGTATGGGGTTGAAATTAGGTCTTTCCGAGATTGGGTTGAATTTTGGAGACAACCAGACGTAAAGATTGTGGACGAGTATGGCGACGAGGTAGAAAAAGAGGATTTTGTGGGGCTTTTAGCAATAAGACATAAGTATGAGGGTTTTAAAAGCCACCTAAAAAGCGATCGGGGTATATGGACAGATAAAGAAGGCTACGAATTCACTTACAGAGAGTTTAGCTAGGCAAGAACCATGACTAAACAGAGAAAAATCAAAAGAGCCATCAAGTTTTTAAAGGGTACCATTGGTGGTATGATGTTTGCGTTTAGCCATCGTCCTGCAGGAGACAAAGAAAGAGAAAAGAACCGGCAAGAGCTGATAGACTCTTTATCGGAAGCGATTAAGGTTTTAGAGAGAGAGTTAGAAGGGGGGATAAACCAATGAAAAAAGACTTAAACTATTATCTTAATCTGAGATATACCATAGAATTAATCCCCATACCAGAAGAAGATGGTGGGGGATGGCGGGCCGTGATACCAGAATTAGGCAGATACGCTTTTGTGGGCGATGGGGATACTATTGAAGAAGCATTAGCTCAGCTAGAAGAAGTTAAAAGAGACTATTTTGAAGATTGGTATAAGAAAGGTATTGAAATACCAGAACCAGAAAGCTATCAAGTTTATAGTGAAGAAATTGTCGTCGAGGAAAATTATTTTTCAGGCGTTAAACATGGGCTAAAATCAGCTCTTAATTGTATTAAGAACAAAAAAGAAAGAGCATTAAAAATGTTAGATAGCCCTGATGTTGTTACGGTAAACAGGGCTACCGAAAGAATAAGTTGTTGCGATGAGCTTATTAGAGAAATTTCTGGGGAAATACTCGTCAAAGACAATAAAGAGGAGGATTAAGGTGGACACGCTTATTGCGATAATAACGATAGTATGTGGGGGTCTTTTAGGCTGGAGCACATTTATTTTTCTGGTAGAAAGCGGAGAAAAATCAAAGAAGGCGGGAACAGTCTGTATAATACTTATGCTTATTTTGTTTATGTTAAGTGTTTGTGGCTATCTAAAAGATATTTTGGAAACCCTAGGCAAAATGACGCCTATAAAAGGAGGGTAAATGACAGAGGAAAAAGCGGACGCCTACCGTCAACGCCTTTATTATGCCAAAGAATCTGCTAAACAATTGTTCAAAGAACTCGGTTTTGAGATTATAAACTCCGACAATCAAATATTCTGTTTTATTGCTTCAATGGGTGGGATAGCAGAGAGGAAGATAAAAGTGGTGGTGGACGAGATAACCGATAAAGACATAGAGCTGATTAAAAAAATTCCCATTCTCCCCTCTCAGACAAAAGAAATCTGGTGTAGGCCCTACGGAAGCCGGGAGTGGCAGAAAATTATCTTTAATCACCGGAACCAAGTCATCGAGCCGATTTCTTCTTAATATTTTTTGAGAAGTTCCACTTTAACTTACCCTTCAATTTGCCCAAAATTTACCCCCCCTCAGAAAACCTTGTCAATAGCGAATTGTAAGATTGTTTTGGCCAAAAATGGGGGTTTTTGGCGATTTTTGTCTTACAATGTAAGACGATTCATCAACAAGCCTTCCAGACCCCCCTTATAATATAAGTGAGGTGAAAAAAGGGTCTGAATATGTTCTTTGCTTGCATTGCAAAGACAAAATCCTCAAAAAACACGCCGTCAAGATTGATGACGGACTCTACCTTTGCGGGTATTGCGAGGCGGTGCTTTTGGGGGAACCGTCCGAGAATTGGCCACCCCGGGCAACCAGGCAGGAGATTCGGGAGATAAAGAAGAGATGAACAATACAAGGCGACGGTGGGAATTTATATTGAAATTTAGTATGTTCACCGTTTTAGCCGAAATTCACGGAATACATTTTATCCCTACATCGTTTCTCAGGACTGCAGAAGAGCAAAAGAAATTATATAAAGCTGGTAAATCACTTTGCGATGGTTACAAGAAAATCTCTAAGCACCAGTTGGGCCGGGCTATGGATATAGTCATTATAGATGAAAACAATAATCCGGTTTGGGAAGAAACTTTGGAGTATGAAATCCTTGGTGATTTATGGAAAAAATTAGGTGGAACCTGGGGTGGCGATTGGTATAAAGAAGGGAAAACAAAATTTAATGATCAGTATCACTTTGAATATTAAAAGAGGCGGGTCAATAGTGTTGAAAAGAAATGAGCCACAGGTGGGTGGTGGCCAACACTAGAAAGGGCTAAATATGATTGCTCCAGTCGGGAGACTGACAAAAAAAGAAATAATCTGGCTCCACAATCATCGGTGCCGGCACGGCCATACATACCTTGAGCATTACAATTGCTATCTTCAAGAGAACCCCAAAGGGCTTAAAATCGGTTTTTTCGACATTGAAGCTTCAAACCTGAAAGCTGATTTTGGGATTATGCTTTGTTACTGTATCAAGGTTCTGGGGAAACGGAAAATTTATGAACGATGCATTACAAAAGAGGAACTCCAAAAAGAGAAGGTTCTAGATAAAGAAGTTGTTAAGCAATGCATTGAAGATTTAAGGAAATTCGATAAGATTATTTCTTACTATGGTTCTCGGTTTGATTTCCCTTATGTGAGAAGCCGGGCATTGTTTTGGGGGCTTGATTTTCCCGGCTATGGTGACCTGGCCCACAAGGATGTTTATTACATGGTGCGGAATAAACTTTGTATTAGTCGCAATCGGCTTGAACAAGCCTGTCGCCATGTTTTAGGGAAATCCAGAAAAACACATATTGACCCCCAGGCTTGGGTTTTGGCACTTCAGGGTCATGAAAAATCATTGAAATACATTCTCCATCATTGCCGGAGAGACGTCCGTGACCTTGAAGACCTTTATTTGGCAATCAATGGATTCGTAAAAGAAACAGACAGGTCGATATGACCAAAGAGGCAAAAGAAACAGTGAAAAAGGTTTTTATTGGAGCGGTTTTTATTTTGGCCATTTTTGCCTTTGGCCAGATATATATCCAACAAGAAGAAGGGTATCTTAAACAGACCCAATTTGAAGGTGTCCGGATTATCAGGGAAAGCACCCAGCTTCACAATCTTTTTGTAAGGCTGATGCCGGGGATTGTTTACTGTTATTCTGGGAGTTCTAAGACCACCGGCTTTTTTGTTTCGGAAGACGGCTGGGTTATAACGGCCGGTCACAAGGTTGACCGGGATTTCCCCAAAGCCAATGAGATTTATGTGATTTTCAACCGGCATGAGCAGATGGAGGCTCTAAAATCAACGGATGTAATTATAGCTAACAAACTAGATTTACTTGCCTTTAAGGTTAAGTTTAAACCCAGGTTTTATTTCAAAGACTTTCGCAATCCCCACCTTTTTGAAGAATGCTGGATATTCGGGTTTCGGGGAGTAGCGGATTTGGTCCCCTCGGGACCGGGATACATAACTTATAACACTCATAAACCGACTTTGTTTTATCTCACTGCCCGGGTTTACTTTGGGAACTCCGGCTCACCGGTGATTAACCGCAAAGGCGAGGTTCTTGGGGTAGCGGTTGAGGGATATAAGAATTGGGATACAAATATAATCCCGGGCCGGGTGGTAAAGGCTTTTATTGAGTCAATTGGCAAGAATAAGGGGAAGACCTAACAAATGGGTATTATAAGAGCCTGTCCTTATCGGTTTGGGAAAAAGATAATAGACGAGATCCATGGCTGGTGGCTTACTTTTGAGATTATGAGAGACAAGGAATTAAGAGAATCATTGAGGCAAGCCATGAAAGAAATAGAAGAAGGACAGTTTTCAACCAAAGAAGATGTTTTTAATGAAGATGATTAAATTTTGTGAAATGATTAAAAAAACTTGACAAAACAGTTTTTATGGTATATCTTTAGAAAAAGGCTGGTGCATGAGAAATAAAACACGGTGGCGGAGAAAAGGGATACTTCGGACTGTTAATCCGCTTTTTGTTCCCTTTTCGCCTGTTCCCCGTGCTTCTTTTGATATTAAGGGGTGGCGGAGAGAGGGGATACTTCGGCAGGACAGTAAATCCCTCCCCCCTCTCGTTTGTTCCCCCTTGATTTTATAGGAGGAATTATGAGATTCTCTCAACCAGCCAGGGGTAAAAACAAAACCGTCAATTACGAGGGGGAAACGGCTTATAAGCTGTGGCCTAAATTAGAGCTTTATACACGTATTTGCACGGCTTCACTTCAGCCGAAATTTTATGAGGATGTTAATTCTCAACTCGGTGAAATAAGGGATTTAATAAAAAAGGTTCCCGCTGAATTTGTGGCTAAGTTGGCTGTTTATGCTAGGGAAAAAATGTATTTGCGGAGCATTCCCTTGGTGTTAGCGGTTGAATTGGCAAAAATCCACAATGGTGATAGCCTAGTTAGCAGGCTGGTAGAGAGAATCATTCAACGGGCTGACGAGCTTTATGAAATTCTGGCTTATTATTGGTTGGCGAATGATAAAGAGGAAAAATTAAACAAGTTATCCAAACAATTACAGAAGGGAATTGCCAGGGCTTTTCTGAAATTTGATGAATATCAATTTGCTAAGTATAACCGGAAGACGGAAATTAAGCTGAGAGATGTTTTATTTCTTACTCATCCCAAACCAAGAACCAAAGAACAAGAGCAATTATTTAAGAAAATTGCAAATGATGAATTAACTCCGCCATACACCTGGGAAACCCAGCTTTCAGAGAGGGGAAACACCAAAGAAGTTTGGGAAGAGCTGATTGATTCTGGCAAAGTTGGCTATATGGCGTTATTGAGAAACCTGCGAAATATTTTAAATGCCCAGGTTAGCGGAGAACACCTTAATAAAGTTTTGGCTTATTTAAGCAATCCGGAAGCGGTAAAGAAATCGAAACAGTTGCCATTTAGGTTTTTGGCCGTATATCGAGAAATTAAAAAAGTGGCCAGCTTTAATTTTAATCTTGTTGAGGACGCTCTTGAAAAAGCTATCAAAGCTAGTTGTGAGAATATTCCTATTGATAGCGACTCGAATGTTTTAATTGCTTGTGATGTTTCTGGTTCAATGGAAAACCAAGTTTCCCCTCGGTCAAAGATTCAATATTTTGATATTGGCATCGTTTTGGGGATGATGCTAAATTTAAAATGCAAAAAAGCAATTGTGGGGATGTTTGGGGATACCTGGAAAGTCATTGGTGTTCCTAAAGATTCAATTCTAAGAAATGCTGATGAGTTTCATAGAAGAGAGGGGGAAGTCGGGTATAGCACAAATGGATGGAAAGTTATTGAATGGCTAAACCAAAAAGAGCTTTTTGTTGATAAGATTATGATCTTTACGGATTGTCAGCTATGGGATTCTAGTCTCCAGGGGAAGAATTTAAAAGAAGAGTGGAGCATCTATAAACAAACAATTAATCCTAGGGCAAAGCTTTATCTTTTTGATTTAGCCGGTTACGGTAATACTCCGCTGGAAGTCAACAATAATGATGTTTTTCTTATTTCCGGGTGGTCAGAGAAAGTTTTTGATGTTTTAAAAGCCATAGAAAACGGGAAATCAGCTTTAGACAAGATTGAAGAAATAGAGTTGGGTTTATAGCAAAAACTTGGGGTGGCGGTATTTTATAGTCCGACCCATTGCCCATCCAAACAACAATAAATAATTTTAATTCAAATCATGAATAAATTTACCGAGACCTTGACCGCTATTAGCAAAGTAATCCGGTCAGGCCTACTGCTTATTTTGGTGCTGGCGGTTATCTGGGGAGTAATCCAGATTCAAAAATGTAGTAAAAAGCGACTTTATGATAAGCATACTGCACAAAAAGTCGAACTTTTTGGCAACTACACTGCACAAAATACCGAAAAAAAGACCTACCGGCCACCAGTCGTAAAAACACCCATTACGCCGGACAAGCCACCGGTAGAGAAAAAGAAATTACCCATTCATCCCGAACTAGTAAAGAGAACGATTGAAATAAAAACCGAAACACCGGAAGGCCGAGAGATAAAAACAACTTTGATAATAGATAAAAAAGGCAATTTTTATACAATAGCAGATAATAAAACTGAGATTTCTGTTACTGAATGGAAGCCACCGATCGCCGGCTTGGAATTCAGGTTTGGCTATTCCCTAGTGGCCAGCGATAAGGTTTACCATTGCCTTTCGCTGGATTATTTCCGGGTGTGGCGATTTTATTTTGGCTCTGAGGTAGGGGTTGGTGTTCGGGGGAACACCTTTTCAGATTATCTTGTCGGGCTAAGCCTGAAATACAAATGGTGGGAGCTTTCCAGCCAGAGAGTCACGTTTTTGTTTAGCTTGGTAGGGGGATATGATTTTATCGGCTCGAGGCCGTATGTGGGGCTGAATCTGAAGTTTTAAAAGAATGGTGTTTCTAAATAGCAATTACTGTATTCATAGGGGTTTTTATTAAGTTGTTGATTTACTTTTAGTTGTTTTTTGGTTTTTGTGAATTTTTTTGATAAAAGCACCGATAGTTATTAACAAGTATAGGTAATTTTATCAAGGATACATTTTAAAGAATCTATCCTTCTCAGAAGGACACCTTGAGGAGAAACTGAGATGAATGGGGATAAATACAAAGAGCTAATTGAGCAAATCAAGTCAGCCGGGACGATAAAAGAGAAGGTCGAAACTTTAGCCACAATGGTGTTTATGATGGCGACCAATGACCTGCATTGTCTTGAGAGAAGGCAAATAGATTTAGAGGGTAAGATTAAGAAGCTGTATAAAATCCTGATAGCAATCATAATTTTGTTGATTGTTTCAAATCCAGACATAAGAGACATAGCCTCTAGGTTGTTGATGTTATTGTTTTAGAAAATGAAACCATTAAATATAATAGCTTTTGTTCTTTATTTAATCATCGGGGCGATTGTGTGTATCCCGATGGCGATTGTGGCCTACTTAAAATCTATTCCAGAAGCCTGGAAGAGGTTACAAATCCCAGGTAAAAATTTATAACTACCCAGGAAATGCAACAAAACAATGACCCAGGAAGCAAGCGTTACTTTTGAGGCACTAATAAAGCAATTAACCATCAAAAGCCTTGTATCGGGAGACAAGGAAGCAGAGATAAGGCTTCGGTTTCTCCCGACAGACGAAATACTGAATCAGTTAAATAGATTACATAAGGCTGATGATTTAGTGAGGGTGATAATCCATGAAAACAGAGAGACCGGGCAGACCATCAAAATATGACCCGGAAAGGCATCCGGAAGAAACCAGAAAGTTAGCCACTCTTGGTGTAAACGAAGAAGACATCGCCTGGTATTTTGGAGTTCATCCAAACACTTTTGCCAATTGGAAGAAGCAACATGAAGAATTATTGTTAGCATTAAAAGAAGGGCAAGCACACAAAAAGATTAGTCTCATGAAGGCAATGTATGAAAATGCGGTCAAGAAGCATAATGCATCAGTTCAGATTTTCCTAGCCAAAAACTGGCTAGGCATGACCGACAAACAGGAAGTCCAGCAGACTACCGAATTTAAACCACTAAAGGTTATTATCTCAAAAGACAATGGCAAATAATGCCTCGAGTATTGGAAATAAGGCTTCATCCATTCCAGGTGAAAGCCTGGGAAAGCAAGAAGCGATTTATAGCTTTTTGTTCTGGGGTGCAGGGAGGAAAAACCACCTTTGGGTCGGTCTGGATACTGAACGAGGCACAAGAGCGGGGGCCGGGAGAATATATTATCCTTTCTCCTACTTACAAAATTTTAAAGCAAAGCACGCTGACCAAGTTTTTTGAAATAGTGCCAAAAGGATATGGGGTTTACAACAAAGCCGAGTCAACCTTTGAGACCATAGATGGCCGGATGTTCTTTTTGCGGTCAGCAGAGAAGCCGGAGTCAATTGAAGGAATCACAGCCAAAGCTATTTGGGCTGATGAAGCGTCGCTCATGAAGCCCAATGCCTGGCTGATTATGCAAGGCCGAGTAAGCGCCACCAAGGGCAGGATTCTTTTGACATTTACTCCTATTGCCCTGAATTGGATTTACCACGAGCTTTACAAACGTTGGAAAGACGGCGATCCAGACTATGAATTTATCCAGTTCCGGAATGTTGACAATCCTTATTTCCCGAAAGAAGAATACGAGAGGGCAAAGCGGACTCTGACCGAGATTCAATTTAAGCTGAGATATGAGGGGGTGTTCACCAAGGCGGAAGGGCTAATTTATCCCGACTTTGGACCCCAGCATATTATAGATGATTTTCAACCGCCGGATGATTGGCTAAAGGTGGGTGGGATTGACTTTGGTTACAACAATCCGTTTGTGGCACTCCGGGGGGCGCTTAGTCCGGATGATGTTCTGATTATTTATGATGAGCATTACAAGGAAAGAGAACTTCTTCAGGAACACGCAAAGCGACTTGACCCCGAGATAACTTATTTTGCCGACCCCTCAGGAAAGCGGGAAATTGAAGAGCTTCTAGCAATGGGGCTTGATATTCAATCAGCCGACAATGATGTAAATATCGGGATAAATAAAGTTAATGAACGAATCAAGACCGGTCGGCTGAAGGTTTGCCGGCGATGCCGAAACCTGATTGATGAGTTTGAAACTTATCGGTGGGAAGAGGAAAAAGATAAACCAGTAAAGCTGAACGACCACGCAATGGACTCTTTACGCTACATGGTCATGGGTCTTGAGGAAATGAGGGCCGGCATTAGAGATGAGCTGATTGTTTTGCCCTAGGGATGTTCACGGAATATGAACAAAACGTTCATGAATTATGAACAAATGAGGTCACAAGTTGTGATTTCAAAATTGGAGCTTTAGCAATGAACGCAATCGAGAAAATTATATATAGCCTCGGACGACTCCGGGGATTATACAAAAAAGGCGTTGACTGGGCAGACGCACCACTTAACGCTGATTCTTCCTGGATGCACCCTGTCTTGTGGGGAGAGGGGTTACTCCAGAACAAGAAACCCCGAACATCTGAAGAATATATTAGCTATTTTACGAGCTGGGTTTATATATGTGCTTCACTGAACGCTACCACGTTGGCTTCCGTCCCTCTCCGGCTTTATGTAGCCAAAGAAAAGAAGGGGAAGAAATATCCGCTGATTCAAACAAAACAGGTTGACAACCGCCGGCTCAAATATCTCTATAGCAACAATAGCCTCGACCAGTTTCTCAGAAAAGCCGAGGAGGTGGAAGAAGTCACCGACCATGCCTTTTTGGATTTAATGACCAATGTTAATCCTTTTATCAATGCCCGGGATTTGTGGGAGATAACATCGCTTTTTCTCGACTTGACCGGAGATGCCTACTGGTATTTGGTGAAAGCTAACATCGCCGGACAGGAAGTCCCGGTTCAAATATGGCCTATTCCCAGCCAGTATATAAAGCCGGTTCCCGGCGAGTCGCTAGAAGATTTTATCAAAGGCTATATTTACCGCCGGGGGAACCGGGAAGTGGAGCTGAGCCGGGACGAGGTTATCCGCTTTACCTATCCTAACCCTAAAAACCAGTTTAAAGGTTTTTCTTGTGTCCAGGGAATAGCTGATGCTGTGTATGTAAATATGAAGATGTATGAGTTTGAGGAAGCACTGTTTGAGAAAAAAGCCCGGGTCGGCGGAGTAATAGAGCAAAGCGAAAGGGTGTCAGAACCGTCACTAAAGCGGTTCCGGGAGAGCTGGGAGCAAAAATACTCCGGTGCGGCCAATTCCGGGAAGACGGTTATTCTTCCTTATGGACTGAAGTTTAACCGGGACACCATGACTCCGGAAGAACTGTCGTTTATTGAAGGCCGTAAACTGATGCGTGAGGAGATCGCCGCCGCTTTCGATGTTCCCATTGGAGCATTGGTTTCCAAAGATATAAATCGTGCTAACGCCGAAGTAGCCGACTACCGTCACATGAAAAACGGCATCCTTCCTAGACTCCGCCGGATTGAAGAAAAGCTGAACGAGCGTCTGCTTCCTATGTTCGATGAACGACTATTTGTGGCCTTTGATAACCCGGTGCCTGAGGATAAAGAATTTCAGCTTAAAGAGCGGGAGGCATACACTAAGGCAAATATTTTGAAAATCAATGAGGTTCGCCAGGAACTTGGTAAAGAACCGGTAGCCTGGGGAGAATCGGCCTGGTTTCCGATGAATCTGGTTCCGGTAGAGGATTCAAAGAAAATCCTTACCGAGGAGCTAGTAAAGCGGGCGAAAGAGAAACTCAGGGAGATGCTGGCATGAATAATCAAATCATGGAATTTGTAACCACTATTTTACCCGAGGTGGACAAATATATTCGGAACCACCTAAAAGAAATATATGAGGTGCGAATTGTTTTTGGCACAAAAGAGAACCCCGATGAATTCATAATTGAATTTAATATTGAAGGGAAAGACATTGATAAGAGATTGGAATTTGAAAAATTTTTGATAGAAAAATTTAATCCAATAAACCCCGGGACAATAGTTATTTTGGCAAATAAGGAAGACGAGGATTATAAACCACAAGAAAAATGGAAAAAGGATTAGGCTTTCTTGATAAACGACTGAACGAACTGGCCAATGAATTGGCCACAGATACACTAAAAGGCCACCTATATGAGGCCATAAAAGAAAGTATCGCAAAAAAGATTGCAAAGCAAATCCTTGAGGAAGACCCCAGGAAAGCTCATTTTGAAAAGCTCTTTAAACGCACGGCCAAGCATGAGCCAAAAATAAAAGAGATGCTTATCAAGGTGTGGAAGGAAGAAGAGAAAATCCTGGTGGCCAACCTGAAGAAGCTCAAGAAATATTTTTCTCAGAGAAAAGATGAAAGCATGATTGACATGGTTATGTATCCCCGGGCCGAATTTGAGGCGAAGCTGTCTGATGAGATGGCTCAAATACTAGCCTTGATTTTGGCCGAGGAAGGGCAGACAGCCATTGAGGAGCTTTTGGCAGACGCTGTCTTCCAGGTTGATACAGCCCGGATTCAAGAATGGATTGAGCAATATACCCCCCGGTTCTCCGAGAGCCTGGAAGAAGTAAACGTGGCTCTTCTCAAGAAAGAGCTAAAAGAAGGAATTGAGGCCGGGGAGGGGATTCCCCAGCTTATAAAGCGTGTCAATAAAACCTATGACAATTTTTATAAACTCCGCTCCGAGATGATTGCCCGCACCGAGGCACTCCGGGCCACCAACCGGGCTAATGTTGAGGCAATGATTCAGAGCGGAGTGGTGAGGAAAAAAATCTGGATAACTATGTTCGATGATAAAACTTGTCCCTTTTGCGAGCGGTTGGATGGACGAGTAATTGCAGTAGAGGAAAACTTTTTCAACCAAGGCGATGAATTTTCGGTTGAGTGGGAAGAGGATGGAAAAATACACCGGCGAACCATGAAATTTGATTATGAAGATGTTCCAAGCCCTCCCTGTCATCCTGGGTGTCGGTGTGCGGTAAGTCCTTGGTTCGAGGATTGATATAAATCTTAAATTGGTAACGAAAAATGGGACTAAATAAAGAAATATATACTATACCCTCCACGGCGACCCGTGGAAACCGGGGTCTAGCTTAGGGTGGTGACTGCCGGGTCGGTTATGGACGTTCCGGGTAGTCGACCAGCCACCACCCGGGTAATAAAGCTGGGCCCCGGCTTACTTGCACAAAAAGGGGGAACAGATGCAAATTTCAACCGAGGTTATAAATTACCTAGACATTAATCCGGAGCAAGCCGGTAAACTTGCTCAACGGTTGCATATAAAAAAGGATGAAATAAAGTTCATCCGCAAATTTTATACATCCGAGAAAATAGAGTCTTCGGAAGAGGAGAGGGCGGTTACCGCTATTGTTTCAACAGCCGACCGAGACAGAGATGGAGAAATAGTTGATCCCAGGGGGATACAGCTTGATGGGTACCTGAAGAACCCGGTCCTTTTGTGGGCCCACCGCTATATGGACCCACCTATTGGCCGGGCGATGTGGGTAAAACGAAAGAAAGAAGGGCTGGTCGCAAAATTTGAGTTCTCAAAATCTCAATTTGCGAATGAGATTTACCAACTCTACCGGGAAGGGTTTTTGAAGGCGTTTTCCATCGGGTTTATTCCTTTGGATTATGACGAGAAAGAGAAGATTCACAAGAAAATATTGTTACTTGAAGTTTCAGCGGTGCCTGTACCGGCCAACGAAAACGCCCTTGTGGTTGAGGCTTACCGAAAGGGCTTAATTCAGTCAGTTCAGCTAAAGAAAGACCTGGAGCTCGAGGAGATAGAGATTGAAGACGAGGAAGAGGAGATTGTTGTTGACGCAGACACCAAGCCAGAGACAACCGAAAATTACCACCGCATCCCGGTGGATGATCCAGACAAGCACAAAGGACACAAAATCAGAACCATTACCATCTCAGCCAAAAAGGGGATAAAGGCTCTCTATTGCGTAGATTGCAAGAAGATAATTACTTATCTATTCGACAAAGACAAATGGACAATGGAAGAAGCCCAACGGTGGGTTGATGAACACAAGGGGATTCTCGGTCGGTATGAAAAAATGCTGGGGAGGAAAGAGGAAATGGAAGAAAAGACAATCGTTGAAATAGATGAAATTTACCAGGAAATTGACTTAGAGGAACTTAACAAGGAAGAGGAAACTAAGATTGAAGATGAGATTGAAATTGAAGATTTAGAGTTAGAAGAAAAGGGGGTTATTCCATATAAAGACCTGGGCAAGATGCCTGAGGATACACCCTGGAATGGCCCGGCGGAAGTTCGAGAAGCCGAGGTTTCTGATTTAAAATTAATGTGTGCCTGGTATGACTCGGAAAAACCGGATATTAAATCTAGCTATAAATTACCCCACCACAAAGCAAAAGGACATAAAGCAGTTTGGAAAGGTGTTGCCGCCGCTATGGCCGCACTTCTTGGTGCAAGGGGTGGGGTAAACATTCCTGATTCTGACCGAAAGGGCATCTATAACCATCTGGCCAAACATTATAAACAGTTCGATAAACCCGTGCCAGAATTCAGAGAATACACCGAGGCTGAGCTAAAGGCTATGTTTCCTGAGTTTTACGAAGAGAAGCCAGAAGACCCGGAAGAAAAGCTGATGCAAATTGCCAATATGATTCGGGAGCAATATGAAAAGATTATCGCTGAAAAAGACGAGAGGATTGCCGAGTTGAAAGAAGGCCGAGTGCTGAGTAAGAAGAACCGGGAAATCATCAAAAAGGCTATTGCGGCGCTTCAAGAGGTGTTAGCGGCTGACAAACGAGGAAACGAAGACGAAGGAAAAGATGACGGAAAAGACATTGATATTGAGAACGTCAATCTAAAGCCGGAACCGGACAAGAAAGAAATTGAAAAGCTGGTTGAAGACAAAATCAACAATGCCTTCAAGTCGCTAAATATTGGTGAGGTTATCAAAGATACTATTGACCAGACTATCAAGAAGCTCCAGGGGAAAATCGAGTAAGCGAGCAATAAATTGCACAAGTGAGCAATAAATTGTACGATTAGTCGAGCATTTAAGATGTACATTTCAAATGTACATTATGGGGCTGTGGTCTAGAGGGAAGGCTCCGGTCTTGCACACCGGAAAACGCCGGTTCGACTCCGGCCAGCTCCAAATCTCTTCTTGTGCTGACTTATGTTAACCGGCTTTTTGTCAGTTAACATAGGTTAACACAAGAACTTATCTCCGCTGGTGTCAGCAAAAGGGGTAGCTCTCCGAGCGGAGAATATCAGGCTCAAGGCCAATCCGGTGGAGATTGTTATATAGAATAATCAGCCGGAAAGCTCACCCGCCATGAGTGGGAGGAGTAACGGTGCCGTTTTAAACTAAGCGGCACCAGCCTTTATTGGTCTGAGCTGGAGATATAGACCCACCATCGCAAAGATGGTCACCAGGAGGCAAGGCCACCCAAGGCTGAAATCCATCACCACGGAGAAAACTCTATTCAGGAGATGACGAAAATGACCAAAGAAGAACTTCAAAAATATATTGAAGATAGAGTCAAAGAGACCGCCGATGAGTACATTGCCGCCCAGCTGAAAGAACAAATTCAAGACGCACTTGGGAAATTCACACCTAGTAAAGAAGAAGAGGAAGTTAACAAAGCGGCCAAGGAAAAGAAGTTCAAGAGCTTCGGTGAATTTCTGACTGCAGTTTACAACTACCGACAGGGCGGCCAGCATGATGAGCGGCTGGTCTATGTTGACTCTTCGGGGAAGATTGCTTCTCCACCTGAATCGAAAACCATGACTGAGGGCACCGATAGCGCCGGTGGATTCTTGGTCTTTGAAGAATACAAAAACCAGATTTTCCAGATTGGACTCGAGAAGGCAATTGTTCGGGCTAATGGTGCCATGATTATTCCGATGAGCTCTGACACCATTAATATCCCTCGGGTTGAAGACACTTCCCATGCCTCAAGCGTCTTCGGTGGCGTTGTGGCTTACTGGGAAGGTGAGACCAGCACCATGACTGCTTCTGAACCCAAGTGGGGAAACTGCAAGCTCACCGCCCACCAGTTAGCCGGTTACACCAAGGCTTCTAATGCCTTGCTGGCCGATGCGGCTATCGGGCTTGAATCTTTCATCCGCCGGGCTTTCGGTGAAGCATGGGCTTACTACGAGGATGTCGCCTTCATCAGCGGTCTTGGTGGCGGTGAACCCTTGGGTATTCTAAATGCACCCTGCACCATCACGGTTACCCGCCAGGCCAACAACAAGGTCTATTACAACGACCTAGTGAACATGTGGTCTCGACTGCTCCCCTCTTCTCAGAGCCGGGCAATCTGGTTGCTTAACCCCGAGGTTCTCCCTGAGCTGATGAAGATGGGCGCTGGCAACGCCGCTCAAGCCAGTGGACACAATCTCGTTTGGATTAACCGTGACCAGGGAGCCGCAAAATCGATTCCTGGTACCATCTTTGGCCGTCCTTTCTTTGTGACGGAAAAGATGAGCGCCTTGGGTTCTGAGGGTGATATTGGCGTATTTGATTTCGGTTACTACCTCATCGGAGACCGCCAGACCCTGACCATTGATGCTTCAACCCATGTATACTTCACCACCAACTGCACTGCATGGCGGTTTGTGCTCCGGGTTGACGGTCAGCCTTGGCTTGCAAGTCCCATCACTCCTCGGAATGGCTCCAATACCCTGTCTCCCTTTGTGACTCTCTCCAGCACTAGCTAATGAGGTGAAACAATGAGTGAAGAAAAACTCACAGGTGGGTTTCGCAGTCTTGGTGAGTTCCTTGTCGCCACCCGGAAATATCTGGATGGGGAGGCAAGGGATAGTCGAATAGACGAATTGTTCCAGAAAACAATGAGCGAGGGCACCGACTCAGCGGGCGGTGTCCTCGTTCCTGAAAAATGGGCAGACCAGATTCTCTCCGTTGCCCTAGAAAACTCTATTGTCAGAAGCAGAGCAATCCGGATACCTGGAAACTCAGACACATTGAATGTCCGAGTCCTTGTAGATTCTGACCGGAGTTCCAATATTTTTGGCGGAATTACCATGACCTGGTTGGAAGAAGCTGGCGATAAAGCGGCTAATGTTTCTGATCCGTCACTGGGCAACCTGAAACTCACAGCTCATGAAGGTGTGGTTGGAGCTTTTGTCTCCAATAGCCTTGAAAATGACGTCGAAAAGTTCGAGCAGTTCTTCCTCCAGGCTTTTGGTCGGGCAATCCGGTTCTATGAGGACGAGGCCTATATCTGGGGAACCGGTTCCGGACAGCCACTGGGGATTATGAATTCCGGGGCAATGATTCCGGTGACCAGGACAGCCAACTCCAAAGTTGACCTAGCCGATATTGGCAATATGGCCGAGAGACTTCTTCCTGGAAGCTGGCAGATGGCGGTTTGGCTCGTCAATCAGAGCGTTCTTTCTGAGTTGATGGAGCTGACAGCCAATGCGGCCAATCCTGCTTCTGTAATTGATTTGGCTAAGATGCAGATTCTCGGCCGGCCGATTATTGTCACCGAAAAATGCTCTGCTATGGGGACAACGGGAGACATTATTCTGGCTGACTTCGGACAATACGTCATATTCGACAGGGAATTGATAGTGGCGTCGTCAAGACACGTGAATTACGGCGGGAACTACGGCTTCCTCCAGAACGAGACATTCTGGAAAATCGTCCTCCGGGTGGATGGCCAACCTGTTCCACAGGGACCTATTACCCCAAGGCGTGGCGGAAGCACGGTTTCGCCGTTTGTATGCTTGACGACTTCTTCATAAACTCTAGGAGGGTAGACAATGCACAAGTTCAAAGAAAACTACAAACCGGCCTATGGTGTTTTCTCCTCTGCTCTGGGTGGAGAAACCAATGACAAGGTGGAAACTGCTACTTTTGTGGACATGAAATACTATGATGCGGTTGTGGCCTATGTGATTGCCACAAATGTCGCCAATGGCCAGAAAATCACTCTGCAGTTACTTGAAGCAACTTCTTCCAGTGGAGCAAATGCTCAGGCCATCTCAGGAAAAACCGATACCTTTACCTCTACCGGAACTTCTGTAAAAGATGTTCTCCAAGCTGAAGTTCGAGCTGAAGAGCTTAGCCCCAATTATCGATATGTGGGTTTCCGAGTAAGCACCGATGATGCTGATGGACAAGAATATATTGCCGGCATTCTGCTTCAGGGCAGAGCACGCTACGGCTCTTCAAGCTTACCATAAGGCCGTTGTAAGATAGAAGATTAAGCCAGTGAGGGGGAGGCCTTGTTATGGCCTTTCCCCTACCCGGCTTTTTCTTGAGTGGATTGAAGAGAAAATGGCAAAAAAGAAAAAACCAAAAAGACTGTTCAGAAAAAGAAAGAAAATTAAGTTTTTCGGGTTTTCTCCCAGAAATAAAATGATTGAAGAGCCAGAGAAGGCAAAAGGGGGTCATAATGACGGTGACCAAACTTAGATTTGTAAAAGATTGGGGGCCTTACAAGAAGGGTCAACTCCACTATACAACTTCCCCAACCACGGTTCATTATCTTATAGATGTGTATGGTGTGACAAAAGTGGAAACAGGCAAAAAGAAAGCCAAGAAGGCGACCAAGGAAACAAAAACCCAAGATGAGGTATCGGATTATGAATTTGTCTTTTTTACCCCAGAAGACGATGAACCCCAAGGTGTAGTGGGTGACCTGTGGAAAGAGTATTCAGAAGAGATAAAGGAAGCCGGCGACAATGAAACAGACTTATGACCGGTTCGACCTAATCAATGCCCGTAAAATTGCAAAATACAACCAAGCGAATTTAGCGGCGATTCTAGGCGTTTCTCAACAATATGTGTCTGCGATGGAAAGCGGGCGTAAACCTTTAACTATCAATGCTATACGCTTCATAAAAGAGCAAAACAAGCGAAATCTGAAGGGTCTACCACGCACCCCCCGAAAAAATGGCAAAAAGGTTGTAAAAAGGCTCAATAGAATCAATAACTTACAAAACAAAAATTTGCGGACTCAAAAAGTCAGTGACTTTTCAAGAAAAGAAGTTGAAAAAATGTGGTGGGAGAAGCTGAACGCCCGGTGTTTAACGTGTAAGCGGGGATGTAAACAATCAATTTACACAAAGATTATTGCTTGTCCGCAATATCAAAAAGCGTAAGGAAGTAAAAAATGGCGGTAGGAACATACGCATTAACTAGTTTAAATGAGGCGTTGGCTTATATCGGAGAAGATGTAAGCCGGGATGCCTTCTGGATATATTATAGTGGCACAAACGCCACAGCTACGGTTGAGGTTCAGGAAAATAAACTTATCTTGACCGACTCTGGCACTACTGAGATTGATTTAACCAACGCTAGCTATGATACGCTGGGAGAGTTGGTCAATTATATCAACAATAGCGTCACCGATTGGGTGGCCGGGCTTCTTTATCACTCTTCGGCTTCATCGGCTGACCTTCTGGTGACCGGCCAACTGAATGCCAAAGGCTCGGCTAACGAGCAAACCCTAAAAATAAAAGACAATTACTTAATAGAAAGGTTAATTGACCGGGCGTCTGATTTGATAGAGAGATACTGTGGCCGGAAACTTAAAAGCCGGAGCTATACCAAAGAAGTATATGATGGAAATGGAAAAAGAAGGCTGGTCCTCCGGGAATATCCGGTGACTCAGGTTTCCCGAGTGGCTATCGGCCGGGCCGATGCTTTTTCGGTGAAAAACACAACCGCCACCACCTCAGCTTTTGTCGAGGTAACGGACACCAAAGTCATCCTGACCGCTGACGGCTCAGCGACTGAGCTAACTATCTCTGACTATTCAACCATAAACGACCTAATCACCGCTATTGAAAATGAGACCGGCTGGGAGTGTTCGCTGGTTGACTCAGACTTTGGGAGCTATCAGGCCTCAGAAATCCTTGTCCGACCGGCCATGTATTGCCTTGACCCGGATATAGCTTATATTGAAATTCCAGACGACTATATAACCGACTATCACTTAGAAACCAGCACAGATGAATTTTATAACCCGGGGATTCTCTACTATTCAGGCGGGTTTACTGCCGGCCACCAAAATGTTTTTGTCTGGTATACCGCAGGTTATACAACCATTCCGTATGCTTTAGAGCAGGCCTGTCTAGAGCTGGTGAAATTTAAATATGACCAATCAAAAAGAGATTCCGGGCTGAAGTCAGAAAAGATTGGCAATGTTTATAGCTATACACTGGCTGATCTGAAGAATGCATTGCCCGATGACCTTCTTTCACAACTCCAACTTTTTAGAAGGGTGGATATTTTATGATTGATATAGAGTTTCGAGACGAAAGTATTTACCTTTCAACCGACAACCGGGAAGAAATACTTGAGCTAATCCAGTTTTTATTGAAGATGTATGGCCGGCTGGAGCAAAGAGGACAATATCAGGTAACCGTATATGAATTAAGAGAAGGTGGGGAAATATTAAAATGAGCTTTAGGGCACTTTTAGATTCATCCTGCACCATAAAAAGGGCGGATGTTTCTACCGTTGATGAGCTGGGGGGATACTCAGACACAACTTACACCGTGCTTTATCGCCGGGTTCCCTGCCGATTCGAGACATTAACCAAGAAACTTGAGATTATCGCTTACAACAAAGAAGCGGTATTTCCCGATTATTATGTTTACATGGAATATCGGTCAGGGATAAAAGAAGGTGACATTTTAGAAAAAGATGGCCGGACATTTGAAATAAAGCTGGTTGAAAATTGGAGTGAAGCGGGGAGATACATGAAGCTAGCGGTAGTGGAGCTGGGGAGAGATTAAGATGTCAGTTGAGATAAAAATAAAGGGCACCGATAAAGTTAAGCTAAACCTGAAGCGGTGGGTGGAAGAGAAAAGTGGAGAGGCCAAGAAAGTACTGAAAGAAATCGGCTACAGAATTCTTACCGACGCCAAGCTAACCGCTAGAGAAAAAGGGGTTTACGAAACGGGATTGCTTATTGGTTCTTTGTCGGTTAATTGGACTGGTGGGCCTCAGAGAGGAAAGGTTACCCCACCGGCTAAAAGTGAACACGGCATTGGCCGGCCTGACTCCAAACCAGATAAATTTGAAGTGGTAGTTGGCACTAATGTTTTTTATGCGCCTTTTCAGGAATTTGGAACAAGGAAAATGGCTGGCAGGCCATATCTTTTCCCATCGTTTTTTTCCCATGAAGGCGATGTGGAGAAAAAGATTAAAGAGGTAATAAGAAAATGAAGATACAAGAAAAAGAGAAAGAGTGGTATAAATTAGTGGGAAAAAAGCGTTTTAAATCTCTGGATAAAAAATTAAGAGATTTTTTGATTAATACAGCGGGAATTTTTGATTTCGGCTTTGAAGTAGATATTAAAAAAGCTTATAAATATTCAATTTATGATGATGAAATTCAAGAAATTAAAGACCAGGGGATTAAAAATAAAGATTAAAGAGATAATGAAGAAATGAAAGTTAGGATACCGGGAATAAAATTTGGGAGATTTTATTTAGATAAAGAATCTAATCGGGTCATTCAGGAAATAATTATAAAAAACAAATTTATTGCTACCATTGGAATATTATGGTGGCTATTTAAAAGAAAGATTAGAAAAAAATGATTTCTATTTTAACAGTTAACCGTAACTGTCTTGATTTTATGAAGCTATTAGTTGCCTCAGTGAGAAAGTTTACTCATTTTCCTTATGAGATAATCCTAGTTGACAATAAAAGTGAAGATGGTTCGGTTGAATGGATTTTGAAAGAGCAAAAAGAAGCTAAAGACATCCGGGCATTTATCTTGAACAAAAACATTGGGCATGGAGCTGGACTTGATTTTGCTCTCCGGCAGGCTGAACGCCGGTTCTGTCTGGTTCTGGATATAGACGCACATATTCAGAGAAAAGAATGGGATTTTGACCTAATCGAGCTTTATATTGCCAAGAAAAAGAGAAAACTTATTTGTGCTGGTGGAGACGGTCTCAAGCCGATTCATCCGTGTTTCATGTTTTTTGAGCGGGAGTTTTTTCTGGATATGGGATTATCTTTTGTTCCCAGAGAAGGCTTTGATGTGGGGAGAAAGATTTATTTCGACCTTCTAAGTGAAGGCTGGGAGATTCTCCGGATTCCACCCGGCTACGAGCCTGATGGCAAAAAGTTTTATGGTGATGTATGGGGAGACAATTACTATATCATGGGGAAGCCCACGCTCTACCACAATTGGTACTCCGCTCGGATGTGGAAGAAAGATAAGGTAGACAACTTAACCAGAACAGAATTTGAAAGGCGAAAGAAGATTCTTTTTGAGCAACCACTAGTTAAGGAAATTTTGGATAAACGGTAAGGGTTTTTTTACAAGAAGGAAACCCGCGACCACAATGATTACAGATAAAGGATAATGGTTCAATATCTATATACAGAGGAGAGACGTGGGGCATTGTGAGAATGTCTAAGTCTTCATCGTAATACACTGCGCCTTTATTGAAGACTGGAATCTTGAGTTTAAAGCCGCATTGAGGACAGACAAGTAGAATCCAATCCCATTCTTCATGTAATGAACGGATTAATCGGGGTTCATTATTTAAGAGAATCATTTTTTGTTATTGTAAAGCATTTTTAGAGAAATGTCAATAGACTGACATGAATTTGAAGTTTTGTGATAACAGATTGACGAAAAATGATAAAAACCTATACCGACAAACAAGGACGCTTTCAGTGGCGAGAATGCCCTAAATGTGGCCAGCCGGCTGTCTTTGCACTTGAAGACAACTACGAGCTGATGCCGGATGACGGAAAGCATATTACAAACCTGACCGAGGCATTATTTTATCCCCATGCTCACCTTGACCATTTTGAGAAAGGGTGTATCAAGGGAAGCTGGCATATCATTTTGCGATGGAACAAATGAAAGACACGGCTATTCTTGTTACAACTTTTCTCAGGGATGAGCTTCTTTTTCGATGTATAAAGTCAATCCGGAAATATTACAAAGACATCCCGATTTTTATCGGTGATAACGGTCGGCCATCAGAAAAGAAAACAAAGTTCGCAGAAAGATACAATTGCGTCCTTTTTGAGCTTCCCTTTGACCTGGGGGTGGCTGGCGTCCGGAATGAGAGTTTAAAAAGAATTCCAGATGAATATGAATTTATAGTCATCTGTGAAGACGATATTATCTTCACAAAAGAAACCAAGCTTGAGTGCTGGCGGAAAATCCTGGATGCTGAGCCGGATGTTGGAATAGTCGGGGGGCTTCTTATAACCCCAGATGGAGATGAACAACACTATGAAGCAAATACCTGGATTGAGAATGACACCCATTATATTGAGAAAGTAGAAAATCCGGAGTGGCGGGCAGTTGACGGAATAAATTATTTTCTCTGTGACTTAATTTTAAATGTCTTTATGATGCGGAGGGCGGTTTGGGATAAGGTAAAATGGGACGAGCAATTTAAAACCGCCCTTGAGCATTCGGACTTCTTTCTTAGAGTTAAATATGACTCAAAGTGGAAAGTGGCTTACACCCCGGATGTTTACATGGTTCATGATTCAAATAAAGAGAACACGGAGTATCTAAAATACCGCCAGCGGCCGGTTGGCTGGCGACTCTTTGGCCGAAAATGGGGAGTAACTTACTCGATAAGTTCGTTTAACAAAATAAATCCCTTACGGTATGACACTATGGGAAAATTTGATTATAGCGAAAAAGACGAGGCATTAGAAAAGGCCGTTAGGATTCTAGAGGAAGAAAAAATCAAATGGTGGCTTGAAGCTGGGACGTGTCTTGGGGCAATCCGGGAAAAGGATTTTATCAGTCATGATCCGGACATAGACATCGGTATAGCACCAGGGAACTTAAAACATTGGGACAAACTAAAGAAGCGATTCTTGGATGCCGGCTTTGAGTTTTACAAAGAATGGCGATGGGGAAGAAAGAAAATTGAGCTGAGCTTTCGCTGGAAAGGGATTAAAGTTGACCTGTTTTTCTTTTTCAAAAAAGGCAACATCTGGTGGCATGGTGCTTTTGGACCAGGTCCTTCTGGGAAATATGACAAATTTCTCCCCCATGTCTTCCCGGCAGAGCTTTTTGAAGAGCTGGAAGAAATACTGTTTCGGAACATAAGATGCTTTGTTCCAAGTCCGCCAGAGAAATATCTTGAACACCGGTATGGTAAAGATTGGCGAGTACCAAAGAAAGATTACAAATACTGGATTGATTGTCAGGCAATAGACCCGGCGTTTTTCAAAAAGAATAAGACTGTTTTTGTTGGTGGGGTGTGGGATTTGTTTCATGTCGGGCATTTGAATATTTTGGAGAAGGCTAAAAAACTGGGTAGTTATCTAATTGTGGGGGTGTTGACCGACCGGGCAACACGAAAATACAAAGACTCACCGATTATTCCTTTTGAGCAGAGAAAGCGGATTATTGAAGCTCTGGCCATAGTGGATGAGGTTATAGAGCAACACGATCCCGACCCTACCCGGGATTTCCAGAGGCTCAGCATTCATCCTGACTATATTGTTCACGGTGACGATTGGGACCATATTCCTGGAGAAGAGTTTGTCCGAGTCTTTGGTGGAAAAGCGGTATTCTTGCCTTATACCAAAGACATTAACTCAAGCCTCATAAAAGAGAAAATCCGGCGTGGAGAAGTTATAAGAAACAGAGGGAAAAGAGCCGGGGGAAAGAAAGGCCAACCCATTGCCATCGGGATAAAAACCTTTCTCAGAGAAGAAACATTTCTGCGGTGTATTCAGGGAATAGAGGAAAATTTTCCGTTTCCATACCGGCTTTATATCGCTGATGATGGTCGAATATCGCACCAGAAAGAATATTTATATCAGCAATTGGAGCGAAACGGTCACGTAGTTATCCGGCTTCCGTTTGGTTCGGGAATATCGGTTGGCCGAAATGCCATTGTTAGCCGGGTAACCGAGGACTATATCTTAATCCTCGATGACGATATTTTGCTTACCAATGGGAAAGCCATTGAAAATATGAAGAAAGTCCTTGATAGCGATGATGAAATTGGTATTGTCTCCGGGCTTCTCCGAAACGAGCCAGACGGGAATTTCTATGTCAACGAAAATTACAACAAGGGTCTGATTTTAAACGTGAAGGACAAGACTCTTTTCCGCTATCCGTCAAAGAAGGAAATACATCAAGTTGATGGTGTTTATTTCCTCTACGCTGACCAGGTTCCGAATTTCTTTTTGGCCCGGAGAGAAGTTTTTGATGATGTAAAGTGGGACAATCGTATCAAGGTAGAATACGAACACATGGATTTTTTTCTTTCACTTATGAAACATTCTGGGTGGAAAGTTGCAGTTTGTTTGGATTCTGAAACAATTCACATGAGAAGCAAGCCTGATTTAGAGTATTTACGACATAGACGACAGGCTAGTCCGGTTTATTTTTATCAGAAATGGGACATAAATTCAGTTATAAACAGGTTCTAAGATGACAACAAGGAAAGTAGGTTTTAAAGAACTTATGAAAGCGGTTTATAACCGTCTGGATAGCCACAACCTAACAAAAAATTATTCAATATATAACTACGTCCCCAGGGATGCCTCTTTTCCTTATATTTCCCTAGGGCCAATGATCGGAACTAGGTCTGATTCTTTCTCAGCCCGGGACTATCCGGCTGAAGAAAATGTTATCACTATCCATGTCTGGAGCGACTATAAAGGCGATAAAGAAGCCGCTGAAATGATTGATAATATCGTCCAGGCGATGACTTCATCGCCACTAAGTTTTGATTCATACACAGAGCTAATCTGTCTTTTTGATTATGCTGACATCATGATAGATGATACAGAGCCGGCAAAGCCGATACACCACGGCGTTGTTCGGTTTCGGGTTCACATGGCGTAAGAAAACCCAACATTTGGATGTAAGAAAATCCAATAGCCGGGTAAACCACCCGGTAATAGACTTAACTCACACAAAGGGGGATGAAAATGGCTGTATCAGGTCAAAATATGACTTTAACAGTTGAAGGCGATGTTCTGGCTGGAGCAAGAAGTTTTACACTTTCCTTCAGCCAGGCAACCATAGATGTCACCTCGGCCGACTCCGGTCGGGAGGGCGAATATTTAGCAGGGCGTCGGGACTACACCATTGACGTTGACGCTCTCTATATCTACGATGACGTTGGCAAAAAGGTCCTTCAAGACCACATTGTTAGCGGTTCACCCAGCACGGTGACCTGCATTATCACAATGCCTGATGGCAATACCTACACTGGCGAAGGCATTGTGACCGCTCTCACCTACACCGGGCCTTTTGAAGACGCCCTGACCGCCACCGCTACGATTCAGATCACCGGAGGGTTGACTGCATCGTCCAGTTAATTTCTTTCTGCCTCACTCCTCCGGTGAAATAAGCATAAAGAGGAGGTCTGCATGAAGCAGGCAGTATCAATTGAGCTCGGAGGGAAACGCCGTTCTCTCCGGTATACCTTCAATTCACTTGTGGCCCTTGAAGAAGAATTTGGTATTCCCATCGCCAATTTCGACAAGATTCTCGGTGGTACAATATCACTCAAGCAAGTTAGGGCTTTACTTTGGGCTGGTCTTCTGCATGAGGACAAATCACTCAGACCTGAAGATGTCGGAGAGTGGATTGATATTTCCCGGCTCAATGACATTACTACAAAAATTGAAGAGGCTATCACGCTGAGCTTCGGAGGTAGTGAGGAGAAAAAAAAAGAGCAGACCGGGGGCGAAACGAAAAAAGAAACCTAATTCAGGACTCATATCGGTTCGCCCTCGGTGAGCTTCAACTCAAGCCTGGCGATTTCTGGAATCTTACACCAAAGGAGCTTGAGGATTTAGCCTTTGGTTATGAGCGGAGATTCCGACAACAAGTAGAACTAAACGCCACCCTAGCGTGCTGGATTATCAATCACTCTGGGTTTGTTAAAAGGCCGGTTCATCCCAGAGACCTGGTGAGGTGGCCTTCGAAAGAAGTGAAAGAAATCAAGTCTCCAGAGGAAATTCGCAAAATTGTAAAGGAAATTGCCAAGGAACATAAGAAAAAATTTTGGCGACTTATCAAGGATGATTACGTGAAGGATTAAAAGAAAATGGGTAAAAACATAGGGGAACTTTTTGTCACTTTGGGGCTGGATACCTCTAAACTAAAATCTGGATTATCTAATGCAGAAAGAGCCTTAAAAAATGTCGGTTTGAAAATTTCTTCTGTGGGGAAATCTACAAATTCAGAGCTTACCCCAGCCTTAAGGAAAGCGAGTGGTGCGGCGAATAAAACTTCTTCAGCGTTTGGTTCTTTGACCAAAAAACTCATTGCCCTTGGTGGTGCTTATGTTGGCCTTCGAGGCTTAAGTAGGCTAGCGGGTTCATTCATGGATGTGGCTTCTTCTACCGAACAATACAGACTTCGCCTTGAAACTTTACTTGGCTCACAAGAAGCGGCCACTGAAGCGATGGAGTTTTTTAGAAAGACAGCCGCAAAAGTTCCCTTTACCCTTCAGGAGGTAATTGAATCCGGAACTACTCTTACCGCAATGGGAGCGGATTTACAGCAGTGGACTCCAATTCTGACGGATTTAGCGGCCGTGATGGGGATGAAACTTCCAGAGGCGGCTTCAGCATTAGGGCGAGCATTCGCCGGCGGTGCGGGTGCGGCTGATATTTTTCGTGAACGTGGCATTCTACAAATCATTAAAGACTTCGCCAGAATGAAATATGGCATTGAAGATATTACCAAGGTTAGCCTGCCGGAATTTAGGCGAATTATGTATGAGGCCTTTACTGACCCAGAAGGAAAAATAGCGGGAGCGGCCGACAAGCTTTCTACTACCTGGGCTGGCACCGTTTCAATGCTTCAGGATAAATGGTTTCAATTCCGGGAAGCTGTAATGAAAGCCGGGGTATTTGATTATCTCAAAGAAAGACTCTCTGCCTTCAATGAAAAACTTGACCAGTTGATAAAAACCGGGAAATTGCAGGAGTGGGCTGAAGGTGCGGCCACTGCAATCATGAATTTGTTTGAGGCAATGGAGCAAATTGGTAAAATCGCCATTCCCGTGGTTGAAAAGGGCTTAAAGGCAGTCAATTTTTGGGCCCAGCGGGTTCGAGATGTAAGTTGGGGGGTTCAGTCCGCTTGGCTAAAGATGAAATATAGCGGAGAAGAATTGGACCGCAAACTTTGGGAATTACACGCAACGATTTATGGCGGTCAGGCGGTTGTAGGTGGATATGATAGAAACCTTGAAGATATGGAAAAGGCGGCTAAAAAGAACAAAGAAGAACACGGTAAGTTAAATTCAACCTTGAAACAAACAACCACATTACTTGTGACTCAAATCAATGCTACCAATTCTCTGGTTGTCGGATATGACGGGGTCATTCCGGTGGTTGAAAATCTTGTGAATGTTTTAAAGAAAGCCCAGGCCACCCTAAAAGATGGCTTCTTGGAAACCGCTATTCCCGGGGCTAGAAATTTTAAAGATATTATCGAGAAGGTTCCTGAAAGCCTCGAGAATCTTTCATACGAGACAGAAGAAACTACACAGAGCATCAAAAATTATTTCGATGGGCTTTACAATGACATTGCTACCGGCTGGGCAAACACCATCCAAAGTTGGCTCGAGGGAACAAAGACATTTAAAGAATTTTTATCTGGCCTCTGGGAAGATATAAAAAAATCCTTCTTCCGGGTCATCGGTGAAATGGTGGCTGAATGGTCGGTGAATTTCATAAAAAACCTTATCTCAGGGGCAACCTCTGCGGCCTCTAGCATAACCTCATCGCTAGGGTCGTCTATAACCACAATGGCCAATGCAGTCAAAGGGGTTGGCAAAAGCGTAGGTTTTCTTCTTGTATCTCTTTCAAAGGCGATTGCTACCTCAGCTAAAATTTTAGCTAATGCGGCGGGAGCTATCCTGAAGGTGGGAGCGGTGGCCGTGGCTCTTTATGCGGCTTTTAAGTTAGTTGGCGGTGTAATAGATAAACTCTTGGGCAAAGGAAAAAAAGGTGGTAATGAATATATAACCAAACTCCTTGAAGAACAAAACTGGGTCTATTTGACGGTTATCAATGAAAAATTAGATGATGTCAATAAAAAAATAGCCGGGATGTGGAGTGAATTTGGAGTAAAAGTTGACCATGTAAACCAAAAGCTAGGCTATATTAGGGGATTGCTTAAAGAAATTAGCAACAATACTTCCCTTCTCCGTAAGCTTAAATCAGCCCAAACTGGAATAAACACTACCGTAACTCAACCTACACTTTTTGTGGCTGGTGAAAGAGGGCCTGAAAGGATTGCCGTGACACCTACAAGCCAACCTGCTTCCCCCAACTTAACCGTAAATCTCCAGGTTAGTGCTTTAGATGCTCAGTCTTTTCGGGATTTTATAAACAAGGGCGGTGGTCGGGAGATTAAAAATTGGGTTCAGTATCTTTTTGATACAAATAGATTAAGAGTTCGCATGACAAATATTTCAGGATAAAAAAATGGCAGTAAGATTTATGTATAACAATCTCTGGGATGGTGGAACCCTAACCGCATCTTCAGAGGATAGTGAATTCCCAGCCTCAAATACTCAGCATCACTGGTGGAAGAAATACTGGAAATCAACCGGGGTGTCCGGAGAGTGGCTGAAAATTGATTTAGGATCAGCTCAGGATATTAAGGCTTTCGCAATCAAATATCATAACTTCACAACCGGGGCTACGCTGAAAATTCAGGCCAACTCCTCGGATAGCTGGACATCCCCACCGGTGGATGAAACTTTGAATATAACCTCAGATGTAATTGTAAAATTCTGGTCTTCTGCTCAAAATTACCGCTGGTGGAGAATTTATATTGATGATGCCGGAAATAGCGATGGTTATTTACTTGTGGGAAGGGTCTTTTTAGGTGGTCATGTAGAATTATCAAGGGTTTATTCATACGGTTTCGAATTTCAATATATTGACCCATCAGGGATTATTTTTTCTTCAAACGGCCAGATCGCCACAAACCAGAAAGACCGCTATAAACGTTTTTCTTACAATTTCCGGGGCTTAACCTCAACCGACAAATCCAATCTTGAAACTATCTTTGATTCCGTGGGTCAGTCTATCCCATATTTCTTCTGTGCCGATTCGTCTTCTCCATCGTCTAACACCTATTATGTTTTAAATACTACGCCTTGGGTTGTAGCTAATATGCCCGACTCTGACAAATATGAACTCCGTCTTGAATTAGAGGAGGCTCGGTAAATGTCTGTTTCTTTTACTCAACAAGATGACCTTGTTTTCTTGATAGAAATAGAGCCAGCTAGACGTCTTGATACCGAGAGTTGGACACAAGACGGAACATATACGAATTGTTACTACCTTTCCCACCCAGAAGGCAAGCCATCCCGAGTCCAGGAGAATGGCACGGATTACACCGAAAGAGCAAGTTTATCAGATTGCGACTCCAACGCCTCAAGTTGGTATTACGACAGCTCAAGTAATCGCCTCTATGTCCATACATCCGGCTCTGATGACCCGGGTGGCGGAAGCTACATAATCGCTTCATACTGGTGGGAATATTATACAAATAAACAATATGTGCATCCTGATGAGATTGTCTTCAATGGGAAATTTTATCTGCCTTTTTTGGATGATGCCAGCATTCCTGAAATAAATCTTGCTATATCTGATTTTTCAGAAGGGGGAATTCAGAAATCTATCGGGCCAATTCGACTTATCAATGCTGATGGCTATTTCGACCAAAGACTCCATGATTATATTTACATGGCCAAGAAAATTCTTATTAAAATTGGAAAAAAGGGAGCCAGCTATAACGACTATATTACCCTCTGGAATGGCTGGACAGGAAATATTACCTGGATGGATTTATATATAGAAATAGCAGTTGAAGATTTAAGGAAATTTGTATTGTAAGGGGTGAAACATGGCTTGGAATACCGGAACAATGAGTCAATCAGCAGGAGCTTTGCTTTCGATTTTGGATACTTATCTTGTGGTAAACGATTATTGGTCGGTCTATGATGGCTCAGCAGGGACAAATGCAAAAGTTTATCGAAACTATGATGCCTCGGCTAATGTGGATTATTATGTCAAAATAGATGATAATTACGCAGATTACGCCATCGTAGAGCTTTGGGAAGGATGGGATTCTGGTTCTCACAGTGGAACAGGAAATAGCTTAACTCAAATAAATAGCAATACTATGTATATCCGAAAACCCAGTGGTGGATACGGGATAGCCGTCTCTAACCACAGGTTTATTTTTGTATACTTGGCTTCTGGATATGCTTATTACATTGGCCAGTTGATTCGATTTGATGTCTCAAAAAATATGCCTATAGCTATTGTGGCTACAAGTTCGGGTTCTACTTATAATCCCTTAGGATATTATAATTTGGGGTCTTATAGTGGCTGGGCATGTCTTTTTGATGAAAACGGTAACTCAGGCACAATCTTAGCATCAAGAGCAGATACTTCAAGCTATCAATCTTTGTTAACAATAGCCTCAACCGTAATGATATTTGAAACACCTATTTTAAATATTAATACAAAAAAGATTATGGGCCAACTTGAAGGGGTATGCAAGTATTATAATGCTAGCAATCTTACCAACGGACAAACTGTAAGTCTGGATGGATATGAGTGGTTGGTGGTAGATAGTGGAAGTAACGGTTGCCTCGTAAAGAAGGCGTAAAAATGGCTGATTATAATGGGGTTTCAATCGTAATTAATGAGTCTGAAAATTTGTTTTACGGCGTGAATCTCTGGCCCCTGCAAAATAAATTCAGGCTTCAATCAAATACTGTGTATGCTGGCTCTTATGCTCTTGAGCTGAAGCACGGTGGAGTTTGTGAGGTTTGGTATGGTTGCGATGCTGGAGATGTAACCGTTTCGGTTTATGTATATCCGCCAGAGGCAGGAAAGGTTTACATGAGAATTATTGACCCGGATACAGGTGAAATAATGGCCGAGGCTTCTGCTTCAGGAAATGGAGCTTGGGAGAAAATTGAGGCTAATTTCACAGCTTCAAAGAAGATATATCTGGTTCAATTAATGAATCCATGCGAATATGATAATGGCGAAAAACGAGCTTATTTTGATAATCTGGAGTAAAGGGTGTGGGTAGTGCAAAATTCATTGGTTCAATGGAATACGGGAGAATCCCTTATGTCGACTCCCAATATTTTGTCTGGCTTGGAGATATGGAATACGGGAGAATCCCGGCCATCGGATATATTCCTTACAAGGGAGAGGGAAAAGAAGTGTTAGATGTTATCATTCCTAGAAGACGGTATAATACCACCGACTACCCCAATCTTGACCCGAACGCAGACGGCCAGCCGATTCCCCTTCTTTTTGGTCATAAATCAAATATTATCCCAGTCTGTATAGATACCACTCAGCTCAAATATAAAATCTGCGATGAAAATATAGGTGAGCTTTATAGCATTGAGAAAATCGAAGCTGATGGAGAAACCCTAACCCCCGGGACTGACTATACAGAAGACCTGGCAAACTGCGAATTTACCCTTACAGGGACACCAAAACTGTCTGCTTCGACTACCTATTATTTCGTTTTAGAGGCCGATTTCTCAATCGATGGAAGCAATTATCTCCAGGTAGCGAAGAACTCCGGTTATGGAGATGGCCAGGCTTTTGAAATTGATGGTGGGGGAAGCTGGACGGGCAAAAGTTATGACTTAGTATTTGAAATTTATGGCAAAGAAGACCTTGATTCCGGCTCTGAGGAGTTGAAAGTCCGTTATATTGATTGGTCGGGGTGGTCATACCAGCCTTTTCGAGATGCCTCAGCTCGGACTAGAATCGCCCAAAGCTTTACCACACCAGCCGGAAATGATTTTTATGTAACCAGGGTTGTTCTTTGGTTTAAAAAAATTGGTTCACCTTCCGGAACTGCCCAGATTGCCATCCTTTCTCAGTATTCACCTTCAGAAACCCAAGTTGGCTCAAAATCTCAGCAAATGGGAAACAAGGATATTTCCCAATTTAGTGATGGTGGGGCTCAGTCAGCTAGGTTTACGTTGCGATCCGCACCATCAGAGATTTTGGTTGAGGCAAAGGGCTACAAAAACGCTGATTCAAGCCTCATGACCAATGTCTCGGATATCTTAAAGAAAGTCCTAAATTCAGTCCTTGATATTTCCGACTCTAATTTAGATTTAACTGAATTTTCTAACCTCAAGTCTAAAAGAACTCAGGAGTTGGCAATATATCTTGACTCCGAAATGTCTTTCCAAGAATTTGTAGAGCGATTGGAAGCAAGCTGTCTATTTAAGCTTATCCCCACCCTTGACGGTAAGCTAGCACCTATTGTTTTTGAATCAGGCGAGCCATCAGGAACACCACACTTGAGAGATGAATATTTTGTCAATTTTCAAATGTCACAGCGGGTTGATACAGTAAAATATAATTACAAGATTAAATATGACGAGAATCCCGCAAAAAGAACTTTCTCCGTGTATGAGACAACCTCAGATGTAGCGAAATATCTATATCGAAATGAAGAAACCTTGGAAATTGAAACTTATCTAAAAAACTCAACGGATGCTCAAAACCTGGCATCTTCTCTAAAATCCATGTATGAAACACCTCGACTTGAGGTTTATTTTTCAGACTTTGGAATAGGTTACAATCAAGTCCCAACTGAAAAAGTAAAACTTACCAGAAATAGGGCTCTTTATTCAAACGGCAAGCTCTCTACGGTGCTTTTTAGAATTCGAGAAATTTCAAAGCGGAGTGATGGGTTGGTGGAAGTAAGGGCAATTTTAGACTCTCAAACCTATTAAGGAGGAAATATGGCTGGCACAGGAAAGATATTTTTAAGGCGTGATGAATTTGAATCATTTACAATGCGACTTGAAAAGCGCCTTCAGTCTCTCCGTATGCTAGCCTTAGGTGGTGGAGAAACATCCTCTTCCACAGCGGGCGAGGCCCTTATTCTTGACCAAACCACACCACAGACAGTTGTAAATGGCATCCCCCTTCTTGACCAAGAATATGATGATTTTTCTAATCCTGATGAGTTTGTGAATAAAGGTTATGTTGATTGGGTAGCCACGGCTATCGGAGCAAACTATTATATGACCGATGACGATGATGGCGATACAGGTTATAAGGTTTGCTCTCTTATTCCCTCGGCTGACTCAGAGACATACATCGAGGCATCAGGCGTAACCGACGGCCAGCTTCTTGGAACATGGATTTCAGATGTCGGAGAAGCACCATCAAAACTCCCTCGAGGAATGTATGATTGGTTTATTTTCGCTGAAAAGACTTCGGGAACAAAGACTCTTAGACTCTATTGGAAACTTTACGAAAGAAAAACCGATGATTCAGAAGTCTTGATTGCCACCTCATCGGAAAGCAATGAGTTGAAGATGGGAGAAAAAACAAGCTATATAATACCTTTAGCTTTGGATTCTGACCACACTCCAGATTCGGGCTCAAGGATAGTCGGGAAAATCTATGCCTCGGTAAGCGGGAGCGGAAATGCCCCGACAGTGAAAATCTATTATCAGGGTGCTTCTGGAAGTCGCTGGGAAATTCCGACAAGCACTGAGATACTAAATAATATCTATGTTAAACAAGCCGACCATACT